ATAACATTCCAGAAAGCGCTTTCTTTTGCCTTCTGAATGCGGATTGCCGACATTTCGGCATGCATCCAGGGAGTAAGCGAGTCTCCCGCCCGCAATTTGTTCGCCTGATGAGAGATATTAGCTTTCCACTCTTGCCATTCCGTTAAATAAGAAGTTGAGTCAGGGAGACTCAAGGGAGCCTCTGGGAGCATTTCAACGGGGCAGGGGGCTTCTAGGGAGCTTTCGGGAGCCTCCCGCGACTCTCCCTCTTCCCTGCTCTCCTGATCCGGCATTTCAGATGGTGAATCCGGTTTTTCAGAGTCATCTAACAGCAGGGAAGGGGACCGCCATGACTGAAGATTAGAAAGGGTAGCCCTGTCCCCGTTTACCAGCGGCAACAGTTCCCTATCCTCTTGTGAAACTATTCTCACCCGGCCCCTGTGGTTTACCCACACGCGCCGCACCACGAGGAGGAACAAGCCGACCACGGCAACCCCAAATTCTATCAACTGCCAAATCTTTAATCTGAGCGCCCAACGCGCCAGGAATCCAGCGGCGCTGTACGCGGGCGGTACAGGTGGGGTAGGGGGCATCCGGGCTTTAAATTCCTCGGGTGGTTCCGGGTTCCCCTCCCCAGCTCTGACCGAACCGTTAATTTTAACGTCCTTGTTCGACTTGCTGAGAGCCAGCAGGGCTCTAACCTGCTTCGTGGTCTCAGCGCTCGCGGCCTGCCTCACTTTCTCCCGTTCAGCTCGCGCCGCTTCCCGTTCACGCCAGGCGTTTTGCCTTGCATTCTCGTCTTTCCAGAATTTTTCAAGGTCCGCAGGGTAGGCAGCCTTTTGCGAGACATACCCCGCTTCTTCGTCAATTTTGAGCCGATACACCACCTCTACGGCGGCTTGCCCTCCCAGCGTCACGACCTGCCAGGCGATGAGCGCCCAGACGACCAGCGACATGGACAGGGACAAGGTAAAATCGCCGTGGTCCATATACCGGGCAAAGGTTTTGCTGAGACCATGGATACACCAATAGATTACCGCCAGGATGCCCACGAAGATCCAGGGCAGGCGAAAGGCGGCTAATACCACAATGCCGATCGATAGCCGGCAGATCAGGGCAGGGAGGTCATATCGCGCGTCGGCGTAGACTTCACCTGGCCGCTCAATCTTCGGCGGCTCGGGCTCTCTCGGTTCAATGATTTGCCTGATCCAGTGAATCGGCGTTGGTCTCTTCGGGGTCCAGTCCATACATCCTCTCTTACTTCTCTACCACCGCTCATCATCCCGTCTGCGGAGTTGCTTTAAAGTTAATTGTTCCCTATCCACTGAGCGGTAATGATCTTCAACTTCACCAATATGTGATTCAGCTTCTAAAGTATCCTCATCTTCATCATCAGGATCTATATCCTGTATTTGCCTTGCGGCTGCCGCCCAATCGTCAAAGTGCAAACCTGCCTCATGGATATCGTCGGCAACCTGTTCGTGTGTATACCTTGATCCCCGCGAGCAATGCTCACGAGCCAGGCTCAGCGCTTCCTTCGTCGGGAACTTCTTGAATGTCATCTTGTCATCTCCTTGCTGTCGGCTTCCATTCCGCCTCTGTCCACCGGGCCGCGCCCATGGGGGCGAAACGGACCCGAATAAGTTGTGGTTGCTGGCTCGACTCCAGAGCGCGCTTGAAATACTCGCACGCTCGCTCTGCGATCTCCTCGCAGGTCAGCACGGGATTACTGCCGCTGTAGGTCCGCAACCAATATCTTTCGATCTCCTCTTGATCAAAGACATAACCATGGCGATTAAGTTTTTGAGTCTCGATCAGAACTTCGTAGAGAAACTCTGTCACACCGCGCGGCCCGCATCGGCGCTCAACGTCGGGGAAGTGAGCATGAAAACTGCCCTCTCGAAACAATCGCCGCGTGTAGCTCTGTGCGCCCTTGGACTCCAAGAGAACGCCCTCCTTTGTGCATCGGGTCCAATGCGTAAGCTCATATTCGCCACCGTGCCAGAATGAGCATTGAAGGTGAGCCCACATATATTGCGTCTTCCTCAACACCTCTGCCGGCTTCTGTAGATATTTCGGTAAATCGTTGCGCCGCTCCCGCGCGGCATCGAACAACACGTAATCCGCGACCTTCAATGCATCCCAATCATAACCAGTCATACCTTCATCCCCGCTTGTCTACAGATTGCCGTAGCTTCTGAGCTGCTCACCCAACCATAATTTCTCAACCGATGCGCCCCAGATCTGAGCGCGGCCATAACTTCGGGCTTTTGCAATCTCTCTCGGGCATCATCTTTGATATCCTCAAGGCTCTTGCCGACCCTGGCCGCGCACCTTTCGGTCACCGCTACATCTTCATCTGAAAAGCGCCCCCACTCGTTGCCGCCCAAGAGTTCGTTGGCCACGCCACCCGCGACGTAGTACAGCGCTCGATGGTAAGCCTGGCTTTCGGGAATATCGCCATGGGCTTGCGGGCTACCCCCGATCTGCGCGCCACCGAGTTGATATCCAAGCGCCCTACCCATGGCCACATGCCCGAACTCGTGGTTAGCCTGCGACTGGCTACCCTCATGATCCCGATGCGCCCATAGTTGCCTGCCGCCTCCGCTCTCCTGCGACCCGCAGGAATCGGACTGTCAGCCATAGCCCGAAGATTGAGCGTATACTGGTTCGGGAGAGGGCGCATAGCTGGCCGGGGCAGGGGACGGCGCGTGATACGGTTCGTCTTCCTCTCCCGGCCATCGCATCGGATCAATATAGATGTCCGGCCAATCGTGATTGATCATGCCGCCCTCCTGCGCGGCCTCGCTTCGCGTGCTGGAGCCGGGGGAATCATGCGCCGTCGCCGCTCAATCTGCCGCTCGCGCTGTTCCAGTTGTTCATAGTCCCGATAGTCGGCCCGCTCCCCCTGGCTGAAGCCGGCTTCCTCTGCGAGATCCTTGGGCACAATCACGGTATCCGTGATATGCCCGCTGGTGCATTGCACGGTTTCCCACAATATTAAATCAATGGTTCTCATTGCGCTCTCTTGGTTTAGAGCGCTGGGCGTGCTAAAAAGCGAACGCCGACAGCGCTACCCCGTTGTCGGTCAAGGCCCGCTCGTAGTTCGGTAACTTCCCTTTACCGAGGGCGGGCCGGGTTCTCTATCCTGTTTTTCTCCTGCTTAATGCGCTCAATTGCCGAGCACCATACCCACCATTGACGGCTACCCTTTGGCTTCTGCGCCGTGAGCGTGCCCCGATATATCCGCTGCCTGATGGCAATATCGGTCACGCCGAGCATTTCGGCGGCCTCCATGGTGGTAATCAATCGATCATTTTTACTCATTAGCTACTAGGTAAAATCCCTTGTATTGTTTGCAATACTCAGTCTATACTTGCCCTGTGCGCACGTCAAGTGAAATTGAATGCGCACCCATGACTAGACGGGATATCACGGGATGGAATGTGATGGGACAAGATAACTCAGAACAAGACTCAACCCGACACAACCTGATATGACGGGATACGATCAGATGGAACAGGATGGCATACGACAAGACGAGAGTTCACCTAGTAGTAATGGCTATTATCTTGTAAGAGGATTTACCATGACCAGATATGACCAGATATGACCAGATATGACCCTACTTGATGCGATTAGATGCAACTCGACGCAACGGGATATAACCGAACACCACCTCACGTCATGAGATATGACGCGACAACATGCGATTACATCTGACCAGTCCGGACGGGACAAGGCTTGACAACATGAGACCAGATGTCACGACACAAGACGAGATAGCTACCCATCAGGAGAGAGGAGAAAGACATCATGCACCCGACGTGATTAGACAGGATTGGACGGCATTCTACACGACCAGACGGGACACGACCAGACAACACGGGACAACACACAACTAGACTAGACCCGACAAGAATATCAATTGAAGGAGCATATAGGAGACTATGACAAGGCTATGTAAGACTCATTTAAAATCCCTGGCCCCCATTTCGTTTTCGCGTTTTCATAATACCCCGAAAGAAAATACCAAAGAATCCCCGGAAGCATACGAACAGCGAACATGGCGTAATCGCATGCACATCAACGCAGACGGTATGGTCTTTATTCCCCCTTTCGCGTTTAAGAACTGTATCAGCGCTGCCGCACAATTTCTAGGAGAGAAAATCAAGGGAAAGGGTCAAGCCACTTGGACCAAGCATTTTGTGTCTGGGATTCTGGTAATGGACCCGGTAGACCTACACATCAAAGCCGATCAGGTACAAGGGGAGACCCGCTTTGTACCGGCCGACGGCAAACGCGGCGGATCTTCGCGTGTCCTGCGGACATTCCCGCGCATTGATGCTTGGAATGGCACCGTGCAGTGGTACATTCTTGATGATTTGATCACAGAGGAGATATTTATCAGGTATTTGAAACAGGCGGGGGCATTTATCGGCGTCGGTTCATTCCGAGTACAGAACAACGGGATTTATGGGCGGTTTGATGTTTCGGACGCTGAATGGATCAATCTTGAGGCGCAATGACAAGACGAGACGCCATGTGATGAAACCAGATGGCATAAGATGGGATTTGACGAGATGACACCAAACTACACATGCCAACACAACACAAGACGAGAATATCTTGCACTTATAGTTTTCCACGACCAGAAGCGGCGGGATATGAAATGACTAGATCAGACAACATCGGACTCAATTTGACCTGATGCGACTCGACGTGACTAGTCTCGACGTGACTAGTAATGACAGGATAACACTCGATGCGATGCGATAACACTGGATTTCACGCGATTCGACTTGATTCGACTTGACGACACACGACAAGAATTTATATCGCTATCATCGGTTACCCAGTCAAGACATGATGCAACGGGATACAACGCGACTCAATATGACCTGACAGGACAGGACGCGACAAGACGCAATGTAAAAAACCACGATACGACCAGACGAGACGAGATTAGATTAGATCTGACGGCATATGACGCGCCCCGACATGATCAGACCAAACGAAACCGGACATCACATGCCAACACAAGACGAGACAAGGAGATTTATGCAATATGAACAACTGGACAAGAAGACCTGAGACCGAACAGCTAGTATCATTGTTGAGCGAGATGAAAGAGGGCGACTTGATCAGCTACGGCGAATTGTCCGAAGCTATAGGGGAGAATGTACAAAAGAAAGCCGCTCCCTATCTCCGCTCTGCTCAACGCATTTTAGAGAACGAAAAGCATTTTATGTTCGAAATTGTACGGGGAACTGGTCTCAGGCGATGTGACCCGCAGGACAAAACGCGAAAGGTCGATCGAAAAGTCAAAGGCGCACGCCGGGCCGCAGTGCGCGGACTGAAGACCCTGCAACATGTGACCCCCGAAGATAGATCTCAATTGACAGCAGAACAGAGGCTACGCCTGGATGCGTCTGGAATCGTCCTAACGATGATTGCGCAAAATGCGAACGTGGTCACGATCAATAAGGTGAGCAACGGGCAAGAAGTATTGCCTAAACTGAAGTTGCCAAAGGTCAGTTAGAGAGGAGATGGATATGTCACAGAAGAACAAGGGGATTGCATTCCATGAAGCCTGCCGACAAGCGATGCAGGAGCACGACCCGCCATTGAACCTTACCGCGATGTGTACCGACAGCGGATTATTGCCCGGTAGCCTCTGTCAAGCGCTAGCGCCGAGATATAAGGCAAACGGTGCATTGATGGGCGTATCACGGGACATGGCAATAATGGCAGCGCGCCGATTAGGCAAACCCGACGACTATTTTGATCACTGTATCAATATTTCCAACTACGTACCGCGCAGCCGGGGTAAAAAAAAGAAAAACAAGACTGCGCCATCACCAAAACCAAAATCACCCCAGAACGGCCACAAGAAGACCGGCCCGACATTTGCCGATCTCGCGCTACCCTTGATAGAGAAGGCGAGAATCAATAAAACATTGGTTGATATCTGTAGGGAATCTGGAATACCAAGAAGCAGCCTGCAAGTTATACAGTATAATAATCATCTTCAAGACGGCAAGACATTGCGGAATGTGAGCCGGCATAATGCCGCTAAACTCGCGGTCTATTTCGGCAAGCCGGCCACTTATTTCGATCGTTGCATCAATGTCTGCACTTCGCATGGCCGCGCAAGCCAAGAGATAAATAACCCGGTGAAAGAGACCAATGGCCACAAGCCGGCAACGCAGCCCCCGGCAAATTCTCTCCCCACAATTAACACTCACGCGTTAACGGAATCCATACCCGCGTTGGATAATTTGGAGACGCCGAACCGATGGAACATTACCACCTTTACAACTCTCACAGTGACAGTCACGGGACCGATGGAAGATATGCGCCTGTGTGAAATGACACTGAAGGCGAATAAGTTTATAGTTACCTACCTCGACCAATTATCAAAGGCTGAGACATTCCCACAGCGCGATAAAGACACCTTTAAATGCATGGCCGAGAAAATCATGGAGGATGAATGAGCATTATTCAGCGACAGAAACCAACCGTAAAACAGCCAAAGAGAGCAGCGACGACCCAGCCGATCGAGAGACCCCGGCTTGTGAAGAGTCCAGAAAATACAGCCAGAGCAGAGCAAAGAATAATTGAAGAGAGTGAAGCCGAGCAGCGTAAGAAACTCGCTATTGTGATGGGAGCACCCCCGGCCGTCTTTTACGATGGCGGACTGAGGCGATTTCTTGGGGGCGCACTTGACCCCAAGAAGAAAAACGGATTCAAGACTAAGAAGGCGTTGGCCGAAGCACTCAACATCTCCTCCGGCTGGATGTATCAGATAACCAGCCCAAGTAATCCGCATCGCATTGGCAAGAAAACGATTAACAAGATCAGGAAGGCTACCGGGTTACCCATCAACGTGCGAAATCAGTTCTACTTAGAAGGTGTAGCCAACATCAGCGACAACGATTAAGAGACTATGAACATTCACGAACTCAAGACCTGGCCGCAATACTTCCAGGCCATCATGGAAGGGGCCAAGACTTTCGAAGTGCGAAAGAATGACCGGGCATTCGCTGTCGGTGATACATTGCACTTGCGGGAGTGGAACCCGCACACCGGCCAATACACCGAGCGCAGTACGTTGGTTCAGGTGCTCTATATCATGCCCGGTGATATTGCATTGGGAGGCATCAGAGAAGGCTATTGCGTGATGAGCATCGCACCAGTCCCAATGCGACCAATGCAGTTTCCGCACCTTGAGGAAGTGATACCCATGTAGGAGGTCACATGACGCGCGATGAGCACATTGAACGGCATATACTTTTGCACCGTTGCCTTGATGAGTTGTTGGCAGATTACTTGCTGCAAACTGATCAACTCGCGTCCGATGTCACGGTAATGGACCTGATGCAATGGTCATATCAGCAGACCATAGACCCAACGGGCGATTGTTCGTGCAGCCCACCGGCTGAAGAGTTCCCACAGGAGATTGAACCATGAGCGAACCTTACACCCCTGACACTGTGCCGCATCCAGGGGAGATCTTAAGCGAATACATGCTGTTTAACGATTGGTCGCAGCAACGCCTATACTTTCACACCAAATTGACCCGCGAACAGATCACGGATCTTTGCGCTGGGAAGGCACCGATTACAGCAGCGATCGCGGAGGAGTTGGGGCGAGTGCTGACCAGGCCCGCGCATTTCTGGCTCAATCTGCAAAAGGTGTATGATGAAAACCGCAAAGTATCCGGTTCGCAAGCGGAACTGTAAAACGTGCCCATGGCTGGAGGGGCAGGCCGAAGAGTGGGCTTGCTTGAAACCGATGCTTATGGACCGGGCGTTACATTCTACCCCATTATGCCATTCGACAGGGAAGGCGTTGACTCGGCACAATGGCGAACGGCTCAAGGCGCACGTCTGCCGAGGGGCGCGGGATTTTCAGTTAGAGCTATGGTATCGCATGGGCTTTCTCTCCGCTCCCACCGATGAGGCATGGGATGCAAAGCTTCAAGAGATTGAAGAGGAGGAGCATGGGCGAACCGACGATCAGCGATGACCTGTTGAAAGAGTTCCAGCGGTTAATATGGCTGATGCCCTGGCGGGATGCGCTTACCGCGATTGTCGCGCAGGAGCGGGAGCGGTGCGCGCAGATCGCCGAATCCATTAACAACGATCCCCGGCATGGCCACATCGCCCCATACGATGAATCTACGGCATGTGCGTGGTGCGCGTGCCTAGAGACGATAGCGCAGAAGATCAGGGAGGGGAAATGATCAAATACATCAAACGATTTTACCGCTATATCAAACGACTCTACCGGGAAGAGGCCGACTTCGGGCGGTCTCATCTATTCATCACCGAATTGCCGCCAGCGGAGATGCGGCGTGCGCTCTGGCGCCGCGTTCAAATAGCCCTCTGGCCAGCATTGCTGTATGCGGCGTTCGTTCTCATTGTCATGATCATCGTGGGGATCGTGCGCAGTGCGCAAGGGTAGACTTGGCGTGACTCTTTAATCAGAGTGTGTTAATGTCCTCCCGGCCCGATAACGAGGAATGGCGGGCCATGTTGGAGAGATAAAGCCGTTCGGTGTGCCAGCCGAGCGGCTTTTATATTTGTGAACTTTAATGCGTCCTGATCACACATGCGCACTAAAAATGGTACTTATTACTGTAGTAGTAAGGTTAGATTGTTAATCAGAAGTGTCACACATTAGCCAGCAACGCAGGAGAAGGTAAATAGCGTTGTCAAGGGGGGCAATAAGGGCTAGCCGTTGGGGAGCGGCTAGCCTTTCTTGCGTTTACGCTCCAATGCCGTTGAAATCCGAAATGAAAGCAAGTGAAGCGCACTATAAGTGGGTAGTCTTCGGGCTACCTGACCGGGACGGGCCAGCGTTGGAGAGCGTTGGCTACGTTCCGGCCAGAACGCTCTAACCCGGTGGCGCGAAATACGGTTTTAATACTGCGATGGTTCGGAAACCGGGAGCAAGGATCTTGTATCCCGGACGAAGAAAGCAGGGTCCAGATGCCTCGGGCGTATAGTGACCTAAAAACTTTCGCCCTTCGCATTCAACAAAGCAGAGGTCGCCCGCTTCTGGAGTTGCGTTAGGAAGGTAGTGGGCGAGATCATAACCGGGGAAGTCTCCTCTAAGTATCTCAGGCATAATTGCAAAAAGCCCCGTAAATGCGGGCGTGAATGTACTGGTGAGAGTCATTGTTACAGTGCCCTTCTTGAGTCTGTTGATTGCCGCAAACGGAGAGAATTAGCGGCAAGATGAATGGTGCATTACTGTAACATACCTTCACAAAGACTTTAACGGAAAAGAGAGGGAATTTCCTGAGTTACATCGATGAAATCCTCATAGTCGGGAGGCAGTTCCGATGCGTGAATTACCTTGCGCGGCGTCTTGGCTGTAGTCGCCGGCTGAATTTCGCTCTTTTGCTGACGCACTTTCTGCAAGTGGCGGGCAAACTTCTCCGGGTCTTGCGCCTTGGCGATATCCCGCAATGTTTCCGCCACGATCGTTACTACATCGCTCATCGTTACTTTGGGCAACTCTCGCCCGGAAAATGTGCAATACCTGATTTTAGCCGACTGCGCGAAGGCTGCCAACAGCTTGAGGATAATGGCGCTTGCCCAGCTCTCAACGTCCTCGCTCAACATCCGGCATGCGGCGTCGAACTCATATTTAAGCTCATCCGGCATGCGCACAAAGAGCCGAGGGCTACGCGCCTCTGATTTGTTTGTCATTGTTCTTTGTAACTCCTGTAATACGCTTTCATGCCCATCATACCAAGAATCCGACTCTATTTCATAGAGTACAGGAAAATATATTGCAGAGTCAATCAGTCAATAAAAAGTGATTGACATAGTGCGCACACTTAGATAGTATTCGTGCGCACTATTGATATATTATGAGTGACAAAACAAGCAAAAATAACAAAGAGCGACGATACGAAATCATACAAATCTCGTTAGATCCGGACGATGAAGAAGAAAAAGCTATTCTCTCATGGTTTGATGCGAAGGTTGCGCAGCGTCGGGGCAGAGGTCGCAGCCGCTCATCCGTGGGCCGCGAAATACTCGCAGAGGTCATGAAACAGGAGAAAGCAGCCAGGGAAGAAAGGTAAGCATGACACCAGTAAAAACCGACAACGAGCAATCAACCATAGAGAGCCTGGCGTGTCTCTTTGAATACCATGTTCTTGATTTGCAGGTAAACGGGCAATGGGTGAAAGGTATCCCATACTCATACCGCAGATTAACGGATCTCGAGGCATACATGACCGGCATGGGTGTGCCTTTCTCCATGATCACTTATGAAGCGTACCGCCCGACGCTGGTAGCGAACGCCGGCACGTTCGGCTTTGTGATCCCGGATAAACCGGTCGCCGTGACCGGTAAGGCATACATCATCACGAGTCAATGAGTTATCGCCCCGCGTTCGGCCTTCCCGTGAGGGAGCGGGAACTGTGGATCAGGTGCCGCAAGCGGGGCGCCCAAATACGGCAGGGGAGGCGGTTTTGGAATGGTATCTAATGGGGGAATCGCTGAACCTGCCGCCAAACACAAAGGACGGACCATGAAGTTATCACAGGCAATCAGAATCGGAGCGGCCAAGAGACCTCAATGCGAGGGTAGTCTATTTGGATTCATCCGTAAAAGCAGGGGCGATGAAGAATGCGAAATAGGCTCTTGCGCGTGGGGTGCGGGATTAGAGGGCGCGGGCATCGTCACCGATGAGGATAAGATGCTGCATGCGGCCCTTGATTATGGTCGCCATATCGAAAAGTTTGACGGTCTTATGTCGGCTATATACGGGACGAGCCTTGAAGATGATAGTGGCATTCCGCTCTATCCATGTCCGGTGGATGATTGCGATGGAGGCCATGAAGATACCGAGAGTAGCCTGGATGACATGATCGTTCATTTGAACGATTACCACGAATGGACCCGCGAAGCTATAGCCGATTGGTTAGATGCTCGCGGCCTGTAAGGTTCTTTTCAGTTCTCCCGGCATGCGCCGGGGCAACCTGCGGGCGAGGGTAATACGCCCGGATATTGGGGCATCCTCTAGGGGGGATGTTTCACCTAAACCCCGGTCAATCGGGGATAGTAGATGCAGACATGAAGATAGATTGACCGGGGATTTTTCCAAACACTTTTAGAGGTAATGAGGTATTTTCATATGTCACAAGCTTTAGCCATTAAAGATGACGAATTATTCCGCAAAGCAGCCCTCACGGGTGATCTTTCCACACTCACCGAGGACGAGCGATGGATCTATTATCAAGCCTACTGTAATTATCTAGGGCTTGACCCGATGAGCCGCCCGTTTGATCTGCTCACCCAGAAGGAGCGCGACGGCGACGGGCACAAGATCCGCGTCAAGCTCTATCCGAACTCCTCATGCTCGGCGCAACTCGCCAGAATGCATAAGATCAGCTACGGCACCCCGCGCTATGAATACAACGAAGCGTTAAAAATCATCTTCTGTTTCGTTACCCTCAAATTTCCCAATGGCCGGGAATTTACCGGCGAATCGATGGTAGATAAATCCGGGAAGTCGGGCAGCTACCTGGAGAACGCCTTGAAAAAGGCGGCAACTCAGGCTCGACGGCGCGCCACCCTCCAGGCGTGCGGCGTCGCGCTTCCCGATGAGAACGAAACGCCAGACATCCCCAACGCAACTACCAGTGAATTTGTGCTCCCGGTCCAGACGGTTACGGAAGCTCATCTCAAGATCGTAAACCCTCAACCGCAGATCGAAGAGAGCGAAGAGTTAGCGAATACCCGCGACCGCTTACGCCGATTCTGGCCCGAGAATGCGGAGAACATTTTTCATGAGTGGTTCAACAGGGAAACCGCGAGTAAGACGGCTAGCCAGATCAAGGCCCAATTCGAGGGCATGAGAGGTGCCGAGGTCCGCGATAGGTTGGCCAGCATTGCGGCGACAATGGCCGAAGCCGCGACCATGATTGACCCGCAAGCGCCTCTTGATTCGGTCTCTGATCCGGAGGAGATGGCCCGCCTGAATGCAGCCGAGATCATCGAGGCGAAGATTGCGGACGCTGAACGGCTGGGGGTCGATGCTTCCGACATTGATATCGCAATCAAGGAGCATACCATGGGGGTCATTCTTCAGCAGTGCAGCATGCAGACACTCTGTTATCTGGATGATGCGCTCAGCGGGCTTATTGCCGCCGCGAAAGCGAAGGGGTAAGGGTTTGCGCTGGTCCGGTCAACCGGGAGAATGACCAGCGCAGCGACAGCCGAGCGGGAACGGGGCTAACCCCGCTCGGCTCTGGGGGAGAGAGATCATGGCAACAATCATCTGTCCGAAATGCAGCACGCCGGATTATCGCATCCGACTTACAAAGGGTACGCGCATTGCCGATATCGCTTGCGGGCAATGTGGGCATGTAGGGATGAAGCGCGGCACATGGTCCGAGGGGCAACAGCGCCATATCATCGTGCCGACGGTCAAGGCCGGGACGAAGAAATACAACACTTGTGCGATCTGCGCCCACCGGTTCAAGACCGAGCCCGAAACGCACGATATAACGCTAGTGCTGCGCGGCCATGCGGTGCGCAACGATGCCTCGACCTGGCATCATCACCCCATCAAACTGGACATCAAGCCCGATGAGTTGATTTGCTGGCGGCATGGGCGCGAGATCAACCCATGGGCGTTTATGCACAGCGACCCAGAGGTAACATACTGGTTGGCGGAAGTATTTTAGAGGTGATGACGATGGAAGAGAGGCACTATATTACGATCAGCGGGAAGGATTCATTAGCCGCCGCATTGATTCAGACAACTAGATACCCGGACCTGCCTTATACATTCCTGTATTGTGATGTAAAAGCTGAACTGCCGGAAACATATCAATGGTTAGATAAAGTAGAACAATCAACGGGATGGAAGATACACAGGATTGGTAAGAGCCTACCTGATTTGATCAAGCGATTAGACATGATACCTTCAGCTAACCGTCGCTTCTGCACGTCTCGCGCCAAAATCGGGCCAATGGAGCGCTGGTATGGTAAAGGCCGCAATTATGTATATTATGGACTGCGGGCCGACGAGCAAAGACCCGGTGTGCGCCCCTCAGATACTACTATCCCTATCTACCCATTGATGGAAGCTGGCATAGATCTACGCGGAGTATGGATCATACTAAATAGGCGCGGCCTGTTGCCGCCAGCATTCTTTTGGCCTTCTCTCTATTATAAAGTCTGCGAAATGCTGGGCGATAAATGGGAATTGATTGACGAGCTTGAGCCATGGGAACAGCGCATGCTCTTCGCTGGCCGCACTCGCGCTAATTGCTCTTTCTGCTTCTATCAACGCTATTATGAATGGGTATGGCTTGCGGAGACCCACCCCCCCCTGTTTGAACAGGCTGTCCGTCTTGAAAGATTCACAGGGCGCTTGCAACAAGCGCCTTTCACTTGGATATATGAAGCTGGACATATTGATAATTTCATACGCAATAATCGAGCGCGATTACTAAAGAAGAGGGCTCAAGAAGTATGTCAGATGATCCGGAAAAGATTAGATGGCGGTCTCTTTGGAGAGCACGGGGAGACGGAGCTAGCACTAACAAGTTGTGGCTTACTTTGCGGCAAATAAGGACTATCAATGATTTCAGAAGCATTACAAACTCGTATTCTTGACGGCATCCAGCAGCTTGCGGCAGCCGGTGAGCAGCACAAGGCCATAGCTATTGAGCACGGCGAGGCTGAGCACGGATACCGGAAGGCGCAGGCCATGAAATATCTGGAGATCATGGCCGCGCAGGGAGAAGGGAAGAAGCCCACCGAACCCCATCTTAAGGCCATGATTGATCTGGCCTGTGAGAAAGAAATGTTACGGGTCCGCTTAGCCGAAGCGAACCACGAGGCCGCGAGAGAACTTGTTAAGTCGTTACAGGCTCAGATATCCGCATTACAAAGCCTGCTGTCGCTGGAGAAGGCCGAAGCGGAGGCCATTAGATACACGCCGCAGTTGACGGCTTAGAGGAGGATAGACCATGGATGAATGGTTTTGTGAAAACGGCTGTAATTCAGGCGATCCCGGCCTATGCCAGCGTAGCCGATGGATTGACGATGATGAGATCGGACCATATCTCGATACATGTGATTGTGACGATTGCCATGACGGGTGCAGCGAGGAAGATTTCTGCGATCCGGACCCGATAGAACTGATGATCGACCTCGACCGGTTCCACCAGAGGCTAATATGACCAATATGCACTTAGGCCACCGAGACCCGGACGGGATAGAGGTTTGCCCGGTGTCGATCGACCACAAGCTAGACTTTGACGACCTCCGGGACGGAGTGCGGGCGGTCGAGATCCTGAACGAGACGGAAGGGGCAGAGAATTGGTTTCTGCTGATCGGTGAGTTGTTGTGTCATGGAATGTGCGCGGGGTGTGGCTCCCAGCCTCCCGGCTCGCATCACTGGCTTACCGGATGGCAGGATCGGGGCGTTATCACCGATGGGGATGATGAGGTAATCGAAGACGGCGACGGCGCCCCCTTGGTTGAGATCCGTTGCGCTCATTGTTCGACCTGGCGCACGGCACTACCGAACGATTTTCAGGAGGATGAGAAGGAATGACCGACACTGATGCGGAGCAGATTACACAACTACAAGAGCAACTTGAAAACGCGAAAATGGAGATTGCGCGCATCGGCGGCAAGTTCCGCCGGTTCGCTGAAGCGCTTGCGGGAGCGCTGGCAGAAATAGACAGCTTCAAGACAGCAATAACCGACGTAGAACGGCAGCGGGACGAGCAGGACAAACAGGCTGAAACGCTGCGATACGATCGAGATCAGTTCGAAGAGAAATGCGAACGGCTGGAAAGAGAACGCGATTACTGGAAAGACGTAGCCAGGATGAAGGATCTATCCTATAAGATGGTGGCCGATGCCGCAGATCAGGCATTAGCCAAGTATAACGCCCTCATCGCGCAGACCATCGCTATTGAGGGCTTAATTCACAGCGTTGCCGTGCTGATTACAACGATTGATAAGGTCTCTTACTTCGCGCCCAATACGCCAGTAGGAGCGGCCCTGGAACCCGTGCGGCAATGGCTGACTGAGATCAATATTGAACAAATTCAAGATAAATCGGAGACTCAAGATAAATGCACAAGTTAAATCAAATCGTGGCGATCGAGAAGAGCGCACAGGCTCGCGCTGATAGCGACCTGACCAAATTGCATCATGACGCGCAGAAGGCGCAACTCTTCTCAGGCTTCGCCAAGACCTACCGCCCCAAAGATGAGGAGGGGGAGAAGTATCCGTCCGAACAATTGAAAGTCCAGTTGCTTGCCGGTGATGTCCTCCAGCGAGCGGCGGAGCGGTTTACCGAATGGCTTGACGTGACGGCGACGAAGGATTACGCCAATCAACATGCGAGCGCCGATGTGATCGTTAACGGCGAAATACTGATCAGTAAAGTGCCGGTTTCTTTCCTTCTATGGCTCGAAAAGAGGCTCCAAGAGATTCGGACTTTTATTGACAAACTCCCCGTGCTCGATGAGGCCGATGATTGGGCATTGGACACTAGCACCGGGCTCTATAAAACAGTGCCCAACACCGCGCACCGCACGAAGAAGACACAAACGCCGGTCGTGGCCCATCCCGCCACGGTCGAGCATCCCGCGCAGGTTGTGATTATGACGGAAGATATCGTGGTCGGCTATTGGGACACTGTTAAGCACAGCGGGGCGATCCCCGCTGCCAGGAAGAAAGTTCTTTTAAATCGCGTCGAAGAGGTCCAGAAAGCCGTCAAGGTGGCTCGTGAGGCCGCCAACATGACTGACGCACCAGAGCAGAGAATCGGGAAGGCTCTCTTCGATTATCTGCTACAATAACGAGTGTGGGTAAGCTGAAGCTCAAGTTTAGACTCAACAAACCCGGCTTGCAGGTTCGAATCCTGCCCCCGACATTACATGATCTTGCGTCGGGGTGGTGGAACTGGCAGACACCGGAGCAATCCGGGCCGGATCAAGTTAAGACTATTCCACAGAGACTCAGTATTGGCACGTTTTGCCGAATCGACTACCGATGCACCCTAACAAGATGTGCCGGTTCAATTCCGGCCCCCCGCTCTTCACTTATGCGGGGGTAGCTCAATCGCAGAGCGCTTGTTGTCAAGATCACGCAAAGGTTTAAAGGCTGTCGGCAATCGAAGATCGTGCTACCCCTGATGGGGGCAGACGTGCAATCTGTTAAACCATCAATGATGGGCCGGGGGTGCGGATATCACCCTCGGCTCTTTAAATTCCATATGACCAGAACTGAACATCTGCTAGTGATCCTCGCCGAAGAGTGCGGAGAAGTCGCACAGCGCGCAGCAAAAGCCCTCCGATTCAGCCTCGAACAGATCGAACCGGGCCAGACCTTAACCAATGCTGACCGCATCTCACGCGAGATTGCCGATTTATGGGCTGTCATTGAGATGCTTGATGATACGGGGGCATTACGGATGCCGGTCAATAGCAGGGAACTGGTAGCGAAGAAGAGAGCCCGGATTGAGGAGTATTTCAAGCTATCCCGTGAGTTGGGGACGCTGGAGGATGACTAAGGATGACCCTGTATCACTTCACGGCAGCCCATATGCTGCCGAAGATCAAAAGGGAAGGGCTCACCCTCGGGCGCATCCCGTGGCGCAAGCGCGGTAAAACGATCTTGATCCCCGGTTATCAATGGCTCACCAGCAACCCAGAGTTTGACCAATCAAGGAGACTGACCGCCTTTAGGCGGCAGAGGAATTTGAGATCGTCCGAATCGGGAAATTATGTTTGGTCGTCCTTTTCGAAAAGATCTTATTCAAGAACAGAAAGTAGACTACCTGGAAAGATATCTCTTGCCACAGTGCGCACGCCATGTTATGTTCATGGAGGCGCAATTGTAAAAATTCATCGCGTGTGAGGGCTAAAATCATCACACAGGTTTAACGGTTATAGGCTATAATGTCAGCACGTTTTGCAATACAGCCCCTTATCTGTGACACCCGCCTAAAGGTGTCTCTCGTCACGCGAGCCTATCTTTGCAGTTGCGCCACAACTCAGAAATAGAACACGGATAAGGGGCTAGACCTTCCAAGTCTCAGCCTCTCTATCTTTCCAACTTAATCCCCAAAAGCACCCGCACGGGTGGGAGGGCAAAGTGTGACGCTTTACCAGTGTATTCTGATCGATCCCCCATGGCCCATGAAGGTCGCGGGCCAATACAACAAGGCTGGAGGTCGGCACGAACGCCCCCGGACGCTTCCCTACGAAACAATGCCGCTCGATGATATCTACGCCCTCCCGGTGGGCGACCTGGCCGACAGGGGGGCGCATCTCTGGCTATGGGTCGTGAATCAATTCCTCGAAGATGGCCTCAAGCTCATGCGCCATTGGGGCTTTACCTATCTGGCGCCGATCACTTGGGCCAAACCTTCGGGATTCGGCAATTACTTCGTCTCGCTCACCGAACATCTCTTATTCGGCTATAAAGAGCGCTGCCAGTTCAATCAAGGCCGGTACTATCCCAACTACTACGAAGAGACCGAACCCGCCGACGACATGGGAGACCTCGAGCCCATCGACCAGCGCTACAAGTGGGGGAGACCGAAGCAGGGCCGGCACTCTCGGAAGCCAGAGGCCAGCTACCGGCTAATTGAAAGCGTCTCGGACCCGCCCCGCCTCGAGATCTTCGCACGACCAATGAGCCCCCTTTTCCCGGCCCGCCCCGGCTGGACCCAACTAGGCGACGGCATGGACGGCATGCCGATTCAAGAATCTATACAGCAATTGGAGGTATCCCATGGCTCAAGACTCTAACTGGTTCAAGATGTGGCCAGCTCGACGGCTCGCGGTCGCGGCAGCCATCCCCAATGGCACACAACGGGCAGAATTTCTCTACCTCGTTGATTATTGCCTGGAACTCGGTCCCCTCCCCGATGATGACGAAGAACTGGCGTTTATGACCGCTATGGAGCCCGAGCGGATCAAAGCCCTGAGACCATATCTCAAACGCCTTGCCACCTTCCAAAATGGAAAAATGATGATCAATCTGGCCGCTCAGACGATTCAGGAGCGACAGGAGTTCGCCGAACGAATGGCCAATAATGGGCGCCAGGGTGGCATTGCCCGCGCACAAGCTGCGCAGGTTAAAGCCGCCACTAATGGGCATAGTCCGCTACCTGCCGAGGCTGGGTCTGATAACCAAAGCCAAACCGAGCCAGACGGCGCTAAGCCCGGTCAAGCCGAACATAACACAGGTTATCAGACTCAAGCAGGGCCTAGTCAGGCTAAGCCCGGTCAAGCGCGGCTAAGCCCGGTCAAGCGCAGTCAAGCGCAGTCAAGCCATACATACATGCATACAAACATGCAGACATGCAAAGAAGAAGAGATCCCACCCCCTAAGATCCCGTATACACCCCCACCTGTACGCCTGCCCGTGGTAGTGGGGGGGGCTGAGCCCCTACCCGACGCCGACGTAGGGAATGTGTTTGACGCTCTATCGGACATCTTTCCGGCTTACAACTGGAACGAATTGCAGGTCTTAGGGGTCTTGGCGATGAAGTACAAGGCGACTCCAGGCCAGATTAGAAATTTCCCCGATTGGCTGAAACGCACGCACCCGCGATCGACTTTGAACCGGTGGAACTTCCGGGATTTATTCGCGGAAAGTCTTAAACCTGTTCGAGAGGAACCACATGCAGAAACTAAAGCCCGATTTGAAAGTCGTGCCGAACGAAACGAAAGAAACGCCTCGCTCACCCTCCAACGCCTCGGCTTTAATCGACCAAGCCGAGGCCCAGAGGGCGCAACAGGAGCGTCAGGAGCGGATATTCTCGTTGATTCAGCGAGCCCGCGCCGCGTGCAATCAGGACGTACTTGACCCTGGCAGCGATGAAATGCTGATCATGATCGGCGCATGGGGCGAAGTGTTGCACGAAATCCCATTGAGCTATCTTGACCGGTGTTATCTGGTCGCCATTAAACGGCACAAGAGCAGTTTTCCGCTTGCTGTTTCTGAGATTTCGCAGGTCTGGGAGGAGAAAGGCGAAGAGTGGGCGCGTGAAGCGCAGGCCCCTGTAGAACCTCGACAGAAAGGCGAACGATGCCGCAATCCGGATTGCCTTGACGGCTTCGAAATCGTAATGGACCCAACAACGAAAACGAGTAAAGGCGCGAGGCCATGCCCGAAGTGCAACGGGGCACAGGCCGCGAAATGGTAAGGTGGAACGATGGAGAAGATTGACTACAAACGAGAGGTGATCGCACGTTACCCGTATGCGCACTCTTTCAAGACCAGCGGGCGCAGCCGTTGGGGAGATAAGAAAAAACGCGAATACTCAATCATCCTGTTCGGCTATCCCCTCCCCAAGCAATGGCGATCAGGCAACGCGATTGGCGCATGGCGCAAGGCTTACGAACTGATCATGACCGAGCACATGCCAAGGGAACGGCCGCAGGACCATTGGCGCGAATGCCGATGTATTGCAGTCTGCAAGTTCCACAAGGCTAATGGATGGGCTCAGGAAGAGACGAAGGGACGGGGCAATGAAAATCTTTCCTGCTAACAACTCGGCATCGATGATTCACTATCTAGCGGGCCGGTATCCTGACTCATTAGGGCATCTGTACAGTCCGGGCGGACAGCGAGGCCCCTATGAATGGCTTCCTTATGCGCTTGATAATGGCCGATTTGTCGCATGGAGCAAGGGCGAGACGTGGAATGAGCCTGCTTATTTCAAATTGCTTGATTGGGCAACTGAGGCCGGATTTCGCGGTTATAAGCCGCTCTGGGTGTTGGTCCCTGATGTCGTGGCCAATCGCGCAGACACGTTGAAAGAATGGGAGAGATGGTATCCAACAGTCCACGCTTATGGCTTCCCTCTTGCCTTCGCTGTGCAGGATGGTATGACACCGCAGGACGTGCCGAACGAAGCCGACGTAATTTTTGTGGGCGGATCCACGGCATGGAAGTGGAACACGCTCCCGACGTGGACCCAAAGTTTTCCGCGTGTCCATTGTGGTCGGGTCAACGGCTGGCGCGGTCTGCGATTGTGCAAACAATACGGTATCGAGTCATGCGATGGAACCGGATGGATGAGAGGCGATAAGGCGCAACTCGGCGGTTTATTACGCTTCCTGGCACAACAAGGCGAGGTGATCGCATGCCCGTAGGCGGATCGAAACTAGCGCGTCTCTACGCTCGGCTGAAGTGCAAAGGCTGCAAACGCTGGATGAAGCATGGGCCGCTCACCAGTAGGACCGTATTGCAGCGAGCGGACCCGCCCAACGATCGGTACTGTGTGGAATGCGAGAAAGGCAAAGGTGCAAGGTGAATACTCTATCGATCTTCTCGGGACTGGGAGCGTTCGACTACGGGGTTGAAAACGCCGGATGGGATATCGTAGGCCAGATCGAGATTGACGAGTTCTGTCAAAACGTGCTGTATAAGCATTGGCCATTGGTGCCGAAATGGAAGGATGTCAAAAATGTTTCAGGGGAATCTATTCGAAGAGAATGCGGGCGAATTGATGCCATTATCGGCGGACCTCCCTGCCAGTCGGCCAGTGTCGCGGGAGACCGCAGAGGATGCAAGGACGATCGATGGCTATGGCCTGAGTATCTGCGCTTGGTGCGTGAGGTTGATCCCGTGTGGGTGCTGGCGGAGAACCCTTGCGGAATCCTTACACTCGAAGTTGACGGTATTGGGTTCCGCACTTGGCTTGCGGCACAGTTTCAGTCTCTCGGTTACGAGGTTTGGGCCGTCTGCATCGCTGCTGAAGATATCGGTGCGCCACACAAGAGAGAGCGAGTCTGGTTTATTGCCCGACGATGCGACCGGCGAGGAGTCGGCCAGGCCGACTCCTACAGTGAATGGCAACCACAACCGCAAGGGATGCTCAGCGACCAGCGGCGATGGCTTGAGTACCAAAGTGATGGCGTTGGCCAGGCCAACGCCATGTTGTCCGAATGGAGGCCGGAAGCCAGCGAAGCCGATGAACGCGACCGGGCAAACGGAAGACGGGAAGAAGCGGCAGGTAGATTTGAATTATGCGGTCACGAAGCTGTGGCCGACGCCCCGTGCGTCGGCCAACGAGAACCGCACCACCAAACGGCCGCCCTCGCACGGCAACGGACACGGCAGATGCTTAGCGGGCGAAGTGATGGAGTTAGAGAACTGGAGAACTCCCAACACTGTCGATGTCGATGCGAAAGGCGGGACGCGCAAAGGCGAGGGGCAAATACAGCTTGTGCATCAAGTGAAAGAGATCGAGGCCGAGACGTTGGCGTCTTGGGCGACGCCAACGTCTCGGGACTATCGCAGCATCCACGCTTCACAGGAGACGCTAGAACGCAACTCGCGGCCATTATCGGAACAGGTTGGCCAGCTCGACCCGGAGAGCAGCAATATGCATGGGAAGTCCCGCGCATCACTTTCGCCCCGCTGGACCCTACAGCTAATGGGTCTTCCCGAAGATTGGCTAGATGGCGTCGATGTGCCCTCACGGCGATCGGGAACGCCTGTCTCCCCCAGATCCCGCAAATGATTGCCATGATGATCAATGAACTGGAGGAGCAATGAAGCCATTGAAAGACGCCATATGCGAAACGAAAGAGTTCTTGAACCTCAACCGGCAGCGCGATGATGGCGAAGAGTTCACCGACGATGATGCGCTAGATGATCTCTTCAACGAATGCGGCAAGGATCGTACCGGCGGCTGTGCGCTGGCTGGAACCGAATACTGTGATTGGGAATGCCCGTTTTCATACTGACAATTCCCCGCCGCTCCCCTTCCCTCTTTCCCGCACGGTGCGTACAATGCCACCGGGCCGGAAGGTGTCGGCTTAAGCTTAGGGCTGGGCACAGCGTATTTAACCTAAGCTTTTGTTCTTTACTCTGGGTAACGGACCCAGAGCTGTCAAGACTGACTTGATGCATTAACAGCAATGTTGAATGTATTACCTTAAGAATGAACCTCTTGGAACCGGGTGGCCGTATCGCTTCCCGGTCTTTTTTTGCCCGCTCTCTACTCTCAACACGAATCAGCGAAAAATTATTGAGAGTAGCGTGATTTTAATGTAAAAGATGTTGCAATTGGATTGGGACAGGGGTATAGTGCACTCACGGTGATGGACACCGGATGACAGCAACGAAACAAGGAGATTACGAAGATGGCAGTCACGAAAGGCAGCGAAGCACAAATCAAATGGGCAACAGACCTAATCAATATTGAGGTCGCTCGAATTGATAAGATGCTGGCTCCGATTCCGCCGAAGGATCAGAGAAGTGAGATCAGTCAGAAACTCTATGGTGAGCAGATTGCTTTCGTGAAGAAACTGCGCAATACACTGGCGGATCAAGTACAAAGCGCCAAGTGGGTGATTGAGAACCGCAATAACTTGGTCTACGCAATTGCGGATCTTCTACGCAAAAAGGATTCAGCCTTTGCTGCGCGCTTTGATGATAGCTTGATTTTTAGTGTAATCCCGGTAGTGAATGATGGTACATGGCTGAAAGGTGCAGGATTTTAACAGTGTTAGGGCGACTAACCGCCCGCGCTCCCCGGCGGGCTACGAAAAAGGAGGACAGAAGATGGCTATTTGGATCAGAAACCGAGAAGGTGATTTTGTGACCGCTTACACGGTTACTTACAATAACGAGACTTTTATCCTGACCGACGAGGAGAATGATGCTCTAGCCGAGTATGGACCAGTAGTAGCCGATGGCACCATAAGAGAGCAAGACGCCATCCGGGACTTTTTGAGAGGTATAGGTGTTTCCTTGGACTAGACACATATCCCGCGAGCTTCCCCCGCTCGCACAGAGAGGAAATGACACCATGAAGACCTTCATAGATAAAGATGGCAACGAAGTGCCAGAGATCGTATCTTGCCGGATGTGCCGGGAGATTGACACGCTTTCCTTTGAAGCACTTCAAGAGATGTTCTGCACCTGTGGTCGCCATTGTTCCGGTTGTGGTAAATATCTCTCAAAAGAACCGCAATTCTTGGTAGGTGCGCGCATTTGCGATGCCTGCAAAGACTCACGCGAGGAATGGAAGCGGGCCGGAATGGGCGAGCGTTTTCCTGCATTTGCAAAGTATCTGTAAGTCTGTAAGAGAGGAGATGACACCATGAGAGAAAGAGTCACCGCCACTAATGGCTTTCACAATACCAGCGCTACGGCGCTCAGCGTAATCACGGATCAGGGCAATCTGACCCTAAACGCTAAACAGGTCAGAACGTTGCGTAAGAAGCTTTGCCCCTCAGATTGCCGATGTTTTGCGGATTTTACGACTTATGCCCATGGTTGCCGTAAGCTTACGTCTATCTTGAACATCGATGGCACCATTACGTTGATGTAAATATGCGACGTGCAGACCTCGAACAACAACTTGCCGCCGCACGCCAAGTGATTGAAGATCACTTACTACCATGGACGTGTGGCGACAGAGGGCCAATCCTCCTTAGCAGCGAGTTTAAGCCCTATATACGGGCTTTGTGTAAGCAGTTCAGCCGACTTGATGAAGCTGAGCAAAAGCGGCTCAGTAGAGCAGGTCGAAAACTAACCGGCCCGGAACCTACGGCCAGCACTTTACGCAGCCGGAAGCACCGGGCCAAACAAAAACAAAAAGGACAGTGAACATGAGTACAACACAACAGACCTTAACCGCGAAAGAAGCCGTAGCGCTGGTTGAGCAGCATTGCGTTGAAGATGTCCGCGCCGAGGCCGCCCTTATCATCCGGCATGGCGTGGATCCCGAAGAATACATCACCGCCACGATCGAGCATCATGACCTTGGCCTTGACGATGAATGGCCCGACGACTTCCGCCGCGCATACGGGCGCCAGGTCGAGGCCGCGAAAGGCGGCAAAGACGTTGCCACCAGCGCTAACGTGTGGTAAGGTGCGCACGCTGAAGATAAGACATTGAGTGGTTTTTTGAGCCATTTTCACACTAAAGGCAATAGGTGACGGGGTTAACCTTACCGGTTAGCCCCTTCTTTTTCCCTCTCGCTTCCCTTATCCCCTTCTCTCCAATTCCCTTGCCATGGTGCGCACGCCCATGATATATCAACGCCTAGTGGTAGTAAGGGTGGGTTAGCCGATGGCCTGCAACTGACCAGATTAGAGTATCGGCTAACCCCGTTAATCAATGCGCATTATGCCGCTTTCTTCCAGTTCTAAATGGAACTCTCGCACTCTCCAACAGCAGCGATGGCTAAACGCAGTACACCAGTCAACGACTCTGAAGAAATTGAACAAGCGGTTTTTAATGCGCGCATCTTATTGATTTTGGACGGAATTAAAGCGGGCCAGGAAGATAACACTAAACGGATTGACCGGCTTGAAAGCGCCGCAATCAAAGTGCTCACGGTCTTCGTTCTCAACCTCCTGGCATTGGTCGGAACGCTGGCCGCAATGGTCCTGAAAATCAAATGACAGATACAATCCGCGAAGAGATCAACGCCCTGAAGAACCTGCAAATGCAGGCTCTCACCGCTTTCCATGCCCGCGTCCGCGAAGAAGAGTTACAAAGCCTGGTCGGTGCCGCTTCCTGCGCCGTTCTGATCAACGATCCGGATTTCCTGATCTACTACGCGACCCCTCCCCTTGAGCAACTATTTGGCTACGAACCCCGGCAACTCCAGGGGCACCATATCAATAAGCTGTTGGCCGAACGCTATCATGCGGCTCATTTGCAGGGTTTGAACCTCTATCGACAGAATCCAATCCGACGCAGCATGGGAGAACGTGACCCCTTGCCAGCTCTGAAAGCCAACGGCGAAGAGTTCCTGGCCAAGATCGAGTTGATACCCGTCTGGCCATGGGGAGGTGCCGCGTACTATATCGCCCAAGTCTTCCCCCTTGCGGCCGGGCAACCATGAGTTTTTCGAGTGTCGCGCTTACCTGTGGGGGGAGGGCGCGACAATCAGGGGTGGGACCGGAGACCACCTTGTAGCTGAGGCGATCCCACCTCTGAATTGAATAGCTACTGTTCTCTTCTCTCGCCACGCACGAGGGAATGACGGGCAAGCGGTATACAGGTTTTTATCCGTTCCTTTCGCCTGTTTGCCGCTTGCGTTTTGACAATCAATGGCCAAACACGGCACCCGCTTTACGATCACCCTGCCCGACGGCAAAAAACACCGCATGCCGGCCTATCGCTGGCGTGAATGGGTAGATCGTAAATGGATCGTGCGCCGCGCAGAATCGACCAATGCACGCCTGGCCGAGGGCTACCATATCCGCTTTGATGAAAACGGAAATCCGGGACTATACAACTCAAACAGGGTGTATATGGCGTCAATCCCCTCAAGCTGGGCTGCCGTCGAACGCGCCAGGGTCTACAGTCCTCGCGGAATCCGGGAATCCGCCGAACGGCAACGCGCCATCCAAGAGATGTGCGCCCCGGCGACCATAAAGAACGAGATCGTAATTAAGCGGCAGTTCGAATAAGCCGCCCGCTTTGCTGGTGATGAAGGTTCACAACAATTCAACGGAGATTCACAGAATGAAAGCAGTTTTTGCACTTTGCTTGCTGGCGCTCTTGACTATCGGCGCCCGCGCTCAATCCTTCATCGCCCTTGGTCCCCAAATCGCCACGACCTCTAGCAACGGCTCACCGGGAGGCTCCCAGACTCAGGCCGGAGGCATGGTCATGGGTCAATTCGTGTTCCCCGTCGGCCCGGTCAAAATCGGGATGGGGGGATTTATGGGGCTCTTCAACCAGCCGCGCTTCTTTGATAACGGCGGCGGCGCGGCCTTCGAAGCGGACCCCGAAGGTACCATGTCAATCCCAATCTCGGCTCACTGGTCGGCTGTCGTCCTCGGTGGTGCCGATATGCAGCGCTTTAACAGTGTTACGATCGTCAATCCTACCGCTGGCATCGGCGCCGAATACCTGAACACTACGGACACCGGGAAGATGAAGACTCACGCCCGCCTGATGTATAAATGCCTCTTTGATGATGTGAATAACGACACCGGTACAAAGGTGTTTCGCGGCTGGCAACTCAACGGCTACCTGATCAAGATGACTGGTGAACACTTCGGCTTTCTCGTCGGTGGCAAACTTGACCGGCAATCAAATGGTGTCCTGACCGGTCCCCGAACTCAACCGGGCGTCTACGGTGGAATCGTAATTGCTCCCTAATCAATATGCGCCCGCACGTCTACCGCTTCATCAAGCAAATCAGCTATGAAATACAGCAGATCTACCGCGAGGATGGACGCTGTATCGATTGCGGAGAAGTGCGCGGCCTGAACGGCACCACAACCAGATGTCGGCCCTGCGCCAACAAGGTGAATGAGGCCAGCCGCATCTATCATCGAAACCGAACTCAACGGAGAAGAGAACAAGCGGAGAAGGGTAGGGGCTAACGTTCCCTGCCCTATTATGCAATACGGAGTATCCCCATTCGCTCCCCGCGCAGGCCGCGAAAGGCCAAACCCAAAGGCATCATGGAACCCCGAACCATGGAGACAGACAGGATCAGTATCAGTGAACTGCGCGCACTGCAACAACAAGAGAAAAAACGGAAGCGCGGACCCGTCACACCAGACGCCGCGCTCCCTGTTCAGTGTTATATCACCGATTTTACACTATTTCTCTCGCTCCCGATCGTTACCGTCAGTGAGGCCAATAACCGCGAACACTGGACCGCACAGAACGCCCGGAAGCAACAACAACAATCTGAGGTCCGCTGGGAATGGAAACGCCTTGTTAAACGCTGGCGCCCTCCCCTTCCCTGCACAATTCGCTTTACACGCCTCGGGCCGAATAAACTCGACTCTGACAACCTGCAACGCGCATTCAAGGGTATCAGAGACGAAGTATGCAGCCTTATCGGGGAGGATGATGGATCACCTCTCCTCGACTTCGAATACCATCAAGCCCCTTTCGAATCCGGCCCACGGCAATATCAGGTCAGGATCGAGATCCGCCCACGAGAATCATGAGGCCAGATAGCGAGCAACAACTAACCACTCTGGAAGCGGCTGGCCTTCTCCGCCGCTCCAGGGTCGCTTATAACTCCCGGACTCGAGTTGAGCACCAGGCAAACTGCCCGATCTTTTACGGGTATCCCTGCGCCTGTTTCCCTACTACCAACACCCAAATAATTCCCCTGATCCCCGCTCACAAATGGCACGCCGCGAATGCTGGCGTTGTCGATCTGAAAGGAGATCACATGTCCTCTTTCGACACCGAACAAGGCAAAGCCCTTATCACTTCCAAAGTCTTTTGGGGCGTAATCATTATGGCAATCGGGGTTTTCGCTCCCAAACTACAGCCTAGACTACAGGGCACACCCGAAATGATTGCGGACCTGGCCGGCATGGTCCTTACTCTCGTCGGCAGGCTCACTGCTTCTCAACAGATCACCGGCCTGATCCGCAAATAGTCATGTCTGCCACCAATGGCCACACCAACGGCAATGGTCACAAGAAGCGCCAGAACTGGTCTAAGCGCAAGTACTCAGATCAGGAGAAAGCGGCAGCCCTGGCCTATCTCGATTTCTGCAAGGGCAATCTCACGGAGGCTTGCGCAAAGCTTGGGATCCCCTATAAGACTCTCTCTTGCTGGCGAGATGAGCGCGGCATCGTTCCAGCCGTCGCGGAATTGCACGAGGAAAAGAAAGCAGATATAGCCGAATTGCTTGAAAAGGTTGTAGTTGCGTCTCTTCAGGCCAAACAGGATCGAGGCGGATCTATCACCGGGATCGAGACCGGAATCTACATTGACAAGCTGCTGCTTCTGCGCGGCCACGCTACCGTAATCAACGAGCACCGCAACGGCACACCCGACGAGCGCAAAGCCCGATTACTTCAACTCACCGACAAAGCCAAAGTCGCGTAATTGCCTACTTACGATTTTGATAGACTGACACCAGCCGAACAGCGCGAGCTTGAATGGCTGCTCTCCGTCGAACTACGCACTAGCCAGTATTCCCCCTGCGAGCCGACGGAAAGACAGCGCCTATTCCTAAATCTACCACATCTGGAGGCATTCTACGGTGGCGCGGCCGGTGGTGGTAAGTCGCAAGCGCTCTTGATGGGCGCTCTCGAATGGGCAGACGAACCAGGGTATGCCGCTCTGCTTCTCAGGCGGACATTTCAGGATTTGGCAAAGCCTGGCGCTCTTCTTGATCGTGCCCACCAGTGGTTGTCTCAGACCTCCGCCCGCTGGAATGAGCAGAAGAAGCAATGGAAGTTCCCTAAAGGCGGCATTGTCGCATTCGGCTATCTCCAGAACGAAGCCGACGTCTACCAGTACCAATCCGCAGAATACCAGTTCATCGCCTTCGATGAATTAACGCAGTTCACCGAGACCCAATATAAATACCTCTTCTCTCGCTTGCGCCGTCTGAAGGGCTCAAATGTTCCCCTCCGGATGCGCGCCGCGTCGAATCCCGGCGGCATCGGTGCCGAGTGGGTACAGCAGCGATTCATTCCAGATGATTGGGAGCCCACCGACGCCGCAGAGGTCCAATGCTTCGAAAAGGACGGCGCCGCATTCGTGCCCGCCCGGATGGACGATAACCCGCACCTTGACCAAGCGGAATATGAAAAGTCTCTAGAACTCCTCGACCCGGTTACGCGGGCTCAATTGCGCCTTGGCGACTGGAGGATCAGGCCGAAGGGGAATATCTATAAGGCGTGGTCCGATGGTGCAAATGGGCATCACGTCATTACTTGGTCGCAATTCGCCGCAGTCTTCGGAGATAAGGCCATACCTGATCACTGGCTAGGAGCGTGCGCGCAGGATTGGGGCTTCGACCCGGACCCGTGCGCAACTGTCTGGGCGTTCGTCGCCGGGGAGAACTCGCCCCGCATCCATGGCCTGCCGCTGGCCGGGTCCATCTTCATCCCCGCGATTCTGACCTGTCGCGGCGAGATACCGGATGAGATTGCCGATAAGATCCGGATGATTGAGGCTGATCACAAATGGGCATCGCGCATTCAATACCGGGTGATGTCGCACGAAGCCAGTTCAGAGCAAGCGACCTATCGGCGCAAGGCCGGTCTTCACTTCCTCAAATGGCAACCCGACGTGATAGGGGGCATTGCGCAGGTTCAACACGTCCTCAAGATCAGACACGCGGAGCGACCGCACCCATTTAAGCCGAATGTCATGGGGCGACCCGGCCTGTATGTCATTGTCCCTGATGATCAGATCGAGAACCCGAAAGGTGATGAAGGCTTAGCCCTCCTCCGGGCGGAGTTCCGGCAGTACAAATGGGTAAGCCAGGTTGTTACCGATCGCACTGGCTCAAATCGAATCATTCCTTACGATTTCTTCAACCACTACATGGATGCGCTACGCGGGATGGCTGCCAAGTGGTTCACGACCGCCGCAGGGCTCACCGAGTTCGAACAGGTTGAGGCCGCATTGCCCAAGTCTCTCCGGGTGGAGAACGCGCCAGAGATCAACACCGATTGGAAGCGTGAGGGCTGGGAACTGGCCCGCGCCATCAAGGTTACAGAGGTCAAGAAAACGATTGAGCAGAAGCGCGGGAAGGATCTGGATGATACGTGGAATCCCGCGTCACCGCTCGAAAACGTGGCCGAGCAATCGCCATGGGATAGTTGGGATAGATAACCAGTCTCGGCACGGTAGAGAAGTGGTTATCTCAACACTCTCATAAAGTGTTTGACGCAGGTTCGATTCCTGCCCGTGCCACTCAAGAGGATCAATAATGGATCATAGAGATTTTGCCGCAGAGATCGCACCCGCAGCCGCCGCCATCTATGGCCAGGACTGGGATGGGATCGACTTTTTCACCCGCCAGCGCTGGATTGACGCCGTGCGCGATGCGAGACCGAACACCGGGCAGACCGCCATGGAGATAGCGTGTGGGCAGGCTATAGCGAATTGGCACGCATTGCAGGCGCAGCAGGCCGCAGCATCGACCGTTCAGCGAGCGCAGGCCGACGAAGAACTAGCGCCGAAAGGCAAACCCAAGAAATAACTTGTAGCGCGGTAGAGCAGTCCGGTAGCTCGTTGGGCTCATAACCCAAAGGTCGGTGGTTCGAATCCACCCCGCGCCATATGGCCTATCCGGTTCCTTGAAGGGTAAAACACATGCTAGCTAACCCGGTGGTGGCTACTTCAATTAACACCGTTTCCAAAGTGAGGTGATCATATGGCTACCGTACCTTATGACTTTCAACAGGGCGCAATGATGGGGCTCGCGTCCGCGAACCTAATCGGGGCAGCGGGCGGCACGGATTCAACTGTTTCCGGTAATGCTACGATCGCGCTATTACGCGCTGCAATCGAAGCGCTCGCGCCGACGGCGGGGGCCGCTCCCGATGCCTTGCGCCAGATTTCGCTTGGGCTCCAATGGGCACTCAATGCCGGGGCGGTCGCTTCGACCCACACCGCGACCACAAGAGCTGGGCTTGCCGCGATCATTCAGGGCAATCTGACCGGTATTGATATCCCTTCGACGTTCGACGGTTATTTGTCTCAGTAGTCCTTGTCGGTTATCCTCCTGTAAATCATTTCAGTCTAACTTCCTTCTCTTAATGAACACGGGTTCATTACTGGTGTCATTACTTCTGCTGACTAACGCTCTGCTCATCGGGGCGTTAGTCGGCTTTTTTATCTGGCATCAACGCAAGGTCGAGCGGATAGAGAGCCAGTGGCGTGAGCGGGAATGGAAGCTGACCGATGCGCTGTTGAAGCAGGCTCACGTCAAGCCGTTGGTGCAGGTCGAGAGCGAGCGAGTTGTAAAGATTCCAGATCCCGACACGCTGCCGCCGCTGACCTGGCAGGAGCAGGTATTTATGGAGGATGCGATTAAGGAAGAGATAGAGCAAATCTTTCCTGAAGCCTGCCGGATGAGCGCGGCAGAGGCAAAGGTGAGATACGCGAACGAATGGAAGGACTACGAACGGAAGTTTATGGCCGATAGAATCCCGCTCAAAGCCTGATGTCTCTTTCCCTCGCCACGGCTACAACTCCGAATCTCGCGCCGCAAGGTCCGCTCATGGGAGCGATGCAGGGCGCGCAGGCCGATCGCTCAATCCAGATCCGCGCCGATTGGTTCTTGAGCGAGAAGCGGCGGCTCGAGGGCGAAGACATCATGGTCTGGGATAATCAATCCCTGATCTGGGCCATGAGTTTTTCTTTCATCGAAGGTCGGCACCTTCTACGGAGAGCGAAATACGGGGGAGGATGGCGACCGGCACCCCTCCCGGAGCGCACCGACACGCCGGTATATGGCTATAACCTCGTGGGGTTCTATGCGGAGAACTCGCGGGCGAAGTGGTCAGGATCAAATACCGACATCGCATGGCGACCGTCAAGCGATGCGGACCAGGCGCAGGGCTCAGCAAAGGCCGCGCAAAAGGCCCACGACCACTACAAGCGCAAACTTTACACCAACCAATTCAAACAGCTTGAGGCCATGCTTGCGCTGGGCGGGAAATACGCCCGGTATATCCGGTACAGCGATGAAGTCAAAGGAAAGGCCAGACGGCCACGAATCGAACAGCAGCAGATGCAGATGGGCGAAACCACCGGATTCTGTGCTGACTGTGGATGGTCCGGGCCATTGGCATCTGGTAGCGGGGATATGGCCGGAGCTATGGCCAGCGGAGCAGCGGCGCAACTTCAGCCTGATAGTGTACCGGGAGACGTTCAAGGCGCGGGCAATGGGTCCGCTTATCCGCCGGATGCAGGACCAGCGGCGGGCGCTCAATTAGCGCAGCCCTTCACCGGGCAGGAGATGCCGAGCGAAGAGGATGCGGAACAGGTCATTCAGAGACAGAATCCAGAAGCGTATCAACAGGGCGAGGCGATCGAGCATGGGCAAACAGCAACGATGGTTCAACCGGGGGCGCTTTCTACGGGAAGTGGAGGCATGGAAGGCTCAAGTATGGGGACCGCCCCATCCGATCTATTGGGGGCCGCTCCCTCCATGGAGGGACACGCCACATGTCCAGAATGCGGAAGCCCAAACCTCGAGATCCAACCCGCTGAATCCTTCCCCGTCGAAGCAGTCACCGGATACGACGAGATAGACACCGGGGATATGGTCTGCGAGACTGTACCCGCGTTCGAACTCAAGCACGACTTGCAGAAAGACCCGCACGAATCCCCCTATCTGATCCGTAGGCGCCGTGTCAGGACTGCGATCCTACAGAGCACCTTTCCGTTTCTGGACATCAAGACCGCAAAGGGCGACTCGTGGGCGATGCGCATGGAAGACTCGCTGAAGAAAGCGACCTTCACGGCGGGCAGCTCGGGAACCTGGCTTAAGGATAACAACGATGAGCAGTCAACGGACTTCGTGCAGATCTGGCTAGATCCCTGCCTCTATTCGCGGAATATCCTGAATGAGAACCTGACCACGCTATCAGGCGATACGATCTCAGCGGGCACAAAGCTTATTGATCTCTTCCCTACCGGGCTCTATATGTGCTTTGTCGAGGGGATCGATGCGGTAATCGAACTCAGGGACGAGCACCACAAAGACTATTGGGTAGGTTCCGTTCTGCGGCCTCGCGCAATCTCATCGCTCGGGTGCGGGATCGAAGATATGATTGAGGGCAACCGGCAATATAACCTCATCATGTCGATCATCTACACACAGCTTCGCACGGCAGCCATGCCGGCCACGCTCTACGATGCGCGGCTATTGCCCAACGGCGTCAGTGCGTATCTCGGGTCGCTCTCGAATATCCCCGTTGAGTTGGCGAACCTTGACGACCGGTTAAGGCTGTCAGATGCGGTCTACCAGTTGCAGCCGCAGCCGCCGACGCAGCAGCATTTTGGATACGCCCAGCAACTAGACTTTTACATGCAGAAGGCCAGCCGGGTTACTGACTTCAGCGGCGGATTGCCCGGAGTCAACAACAGCACGGCGACCGGTGCGCAGATCACAAGCGCCAACGCTCAATCGCTGTTCGGCCCGCAGCTTGCCCTAAAAGCTGAGGTCGATCGAGTATCCGCCGAGATCATCCTTAAGCTGTTTAAGACTCATTGCATTGATGAAGTCTACGTCTCGCTTTCGGGGAAGCGGGGGGAACAGGATGGCGTATGGTTGAAATCGGCGGATATCAATGTCGATCTCTTCGCGGAGGTCGTAGGCGATTCCTATTTACCGCAGACCAATCTTGAACGGCGCGAGCGCTGGGACGGCTTTCTACAGCGTGTGGGTGGCCTCCCCGGTCTCCAGCAGGCCATGCAGCAGTTTCCCGATCAGGTTGAACAGTTGGCCGAGATCTTCGATGTGGACCTGGCCGGGGAAGACTACACGGCGGCGGCCGAGATGTGCCGGGAGCGGATAGACCAGATGGCGCAAGCCCTTCCGATGCTGCAAGTTGCCCAGGCGAATATGCCCGCGGTACAGATGGGAGCGGACCCGATGACCGGTCAAATGGTCCCCATGCCGGTCGATCCGATGGCCGAGGCCGGTCAATTCCTGATGGGGATCTTTCAGCCTCAGCCGATGATTGAGGAGTTGGGCCATATGTCCAGCATTCAATATCTGCGCGAATGGCTCACCACGGACGAGGGCAAGAAGGCGCCGCAGGAGCAGCGGGAAGGGGTCAAGGCTCTTCTCTATTTCCATCTCCAGGGGCTAATGGCCGAAGCGCAGTTTACCGGGATGCTCGGGATGATGGGTCAGCCTCCGCAGGGACCGCCACCGGATCAGGAAGGCGGGAAAGAGAAGCCAAAGACCACGGATAAAAAGAATAGTTCGCCCGACGGCAAACAGGCGGGAGGGTCCGGAGGCAGCGCACAGCCGCGACCCAAGCCCATGGGACAACCGCCGGCACCGGGGATGATGGGATGAGCGACCCGCAGCGCATTACATGGCCGTTCGAGATCAGTAAACGCCTTATTGAACACGCCAGGAGCAAAGAGGCCGTATTTGATCACGTTCTGATGCTCTACCACCGGAATAAAGAGAAGTTTGAGCGTGAGCATAATTGCAAACTTGAATGGATTGAGATCCGCATAAAGAACGGCGCTTATGGCGAACTAGACAGCATTGTAGCGCAGGTAGAGTTTAAGAAAATAGATAAATGAAAGACGGCACGATCACAGCATCTTTGAAATTGAACCTCGGCGCGGGCCATCCCGACACCTGGCTTGACGGCTACGATAACCTCGACGGGCAACGCGGGGATTCGATCTATCCGCTGACCCGCTACGCCGACAACAGCGCCGAGGTGATCAGGTGCAGCCACACGTTAGAGCACTTTTCACTTGCCGAGATTCCCGCGATCCTGAAAGAGTGGGTCCGCGTCCTCAAGCCGGGGGGGATCCTCAAGCTGGCCGTTCCCAACTTCCGGTGGATCTGTGAGGCATATCTTGGGCAACGGGAATGCCCGCCAAATGCGCCTATCGCTTCTTTCCTGATGGGTGGCCAGCAGCACGCGAGCGACTATCATAAGTCGATCTTTGATGAATACAACTTGCGATTGCTGATGAGCGATGCCGGATTGATTGAGATCGAACCATGGCAGAGCGAACTAAAGAACGATTGTGCCTCTCTCCCGGTCAGTCTCAACCTGATGGCCAGGAAGCCACAACCGCAATCCGCTCCCAAGCCGATCGAGATCGAGACCGTGCCCTACAGCTACGATATTCCGGACGATATGCCGCTGGAGCCCAAGTATCAGGGGTTTGTTGAATCGATCGCACCGCTTAATCAGTATAGCCAGTTCGGAGAGGATGGGATCATTGAGGCCATCTTCAACGCCATCAAGTTCAAGAATGCGTTTTGCTTCGAAGCGGGCGCGGCAGACGGGCTCTTTTTCTCCAATACGCGACGATTGATAGAGAACGGATGCGGTGCCCTGTTGATGGAGCCCGACGAGAAGCTATTTCACAGCCTCAAACAGCGCTACCCTGATCAGGGGTCAGGTGTGATTCTGATCAATCACGCCCTGACCCGTGACTACAGCGTAGACGCCGCGCTCAGCTTGGTTGATGCACCGATAGATATTGATCTCCTTTCATTGGATATTGACGGGCAGGAGTATCACATACTCAACGCCATGGTGAAGTACAAGCCGCGTGTGATCGTGGCGGAATACGCACCCGACGCCGATCCGATGTTCATCCCTGAGCCTAACGGGGATGGACAGGCGGGCCGGCTCGCGCTGCGCTTCGTCCTTGAGGCTCGCGGATATGAGATAATCTGCCGCACCTATTGCAACCTGATCGCGGTACGGAAAGACGAAGCCAAGAAGCTCGAAAACTGGCCGGTCAAAGGTGAGGAGATTCGAGAGAACAAGGAACCGGGGCGGCAATTCATCTCGGGGCAATGGCACGACAACGGACTTATTGCCGAACAAAAGAAAGTTGTTGTAGCCATGGTGATGAGTCGCCCCCGGTACGGTTCCCTGTATGCCAATGATGTGCTCGGCGCGATTGCCGTCATGCTGCGGGCTCCATTGCTCACCAGCGGCGGCGCGTGGTGGGAGCAGGGTTTGACGCGATCGATCAAGAGTGCGCTTCAGTATAAAGACCAGAAGGGCGACGAGACAGACGTTATCCTCACCGCCGATTACGACACGATAGGCACCGCTGATGATGTCTACGAGATGATCAAGCTGTTGTACCAGAATCCGCAGTATGACTGCATTGTACCGGTCCAGGCTCGGCGCGGGACATTCGAAGAGGTTCTATGCGGCACTGCTGGGCCGGTGGATCTCACACAGGGGTTAGTCCCGATCACTACCGGGCATTTCGGATTGACCGTCTTTCGCAGACGGGTTTTTGAGAAGCTGCGCAAGCCATGGTTTCTCAATGTCCCGGATAAAGATGGGGATTGGGTAGAGCACACCGACGCTGATATCTACTTCTGGCGCAACTTCTGTGATCAGGGATTCAAAGCCGCGCTCGCGGTCAACGTCTGCATCGGCCATGAAGATTCCCACGTCCTCTACCCGCATATCGAGAATGGCAAGGTCACAAAGCGCTGCATGTCAATCTTCGAATGGCTGGAGAAACGCAAGATTCCGCACTGGTCGGAGCAGCCCGCAGAGATTCAATTGATTTCAAGTTGAGGTGAATCATGCCGCCAGTATCCAAGAAACAGGCTCGTTTTATGCGCGGGGTCGCATCGGGAAGCATCCAGGCACCGGGATTGAGCCCGGAGAAGGCCGAAGAGTACGTCTCAGGCTATCCGACTAAATCCCTACCGGAGCGCGCACCCACGGGCCGCAAGGCGCAGCGTGCGCGGCAATCCCGGAAGGCCAAAGGCGGCGCGCATCTGGAGGGCTGATGAACGCACAGAGGCAACGGCAAAGCCGGAAATCGGGTATCCACATCAAGCCGAGTCATAAGGGGCTGTTGCATAAATCTCTCGGGGTCGCGCAAGGCGAACCGATTCCCGCGAAGAAGTTGAGCAAAGCCCTTCATTCGAGCAACCCGACATTGAAGAAGCGGGCCGTTTTCGCGGCCAATGCGAAGAGGTGGCACCATTGAAAATCCACGTAATAAACGAGACCTGGCGAGAAGAAACACTCATGGGGCAGACCGTGGAGGCGTTGAAGTCCGGGCAATATGAGGTGATCATTCATCATTCGTTTGGGGTCCGGATAGTAAATGATGCGCCGTCTTTGGGGTTCTCGTTGGACGGGCTCTTCACTATCCCGGCTCAATTCCTGCTTGCTGATACGAAGGTTGGCGACGAATTTACTGTACATTTCGAGCGGGTAAAGCAGTGAAAAGAGCGCTGATCACCGGCATTACCGGAATGGATGGGAGCTATCTTGCTGAACTCCTGTTGAGCAAGGGTTATGAAGTATGGGGTACGCAAAGACCATGTTCTTCGATCAATACCGGGCGGATTGACCATATCTACAGACATTTGCAGATGCGGTATTGCGATCTGCTGGATGAAGATGCAATCCGAATGGTGTTGCAGGAATGCCAGCCACACGAGATATACAATCTGGCCGCCCAGTCTCACGTTCAGATCAGCTTTCAGATGCCGAAATATACGAGGGATGTGAATACCGCCGGCATGGTGCAAGTCTTGTTAAGAGCGGCATTGAACTGGCCCACAATTCCCGGTTATCCAAAGATATATCAGGCGAGCAGTAGCGAGATGTTTGGAAATGCAGAGGATGACATTCAAAACGAAATGACGCCGTTTAAGCCCTGCTCTCCTTATGGTGAGAGCAAGCACGAAGCCTATCAATGTGCAGTGAAAGCCCGACACGGCTACTACGCGGCAACGCAGTTGTTCGTAGTCAACGGTATTCTCTTCAACCACACATCGGCGCGACAGAAAGAGACTTTCATAACGCGCAAGATCACGAAGGCGGCAGCGCGGATCAAGTTGAGATTGGACAAGACGCTGAAACTCGGCAATCTCGACGCAAAACGCGATATCGGTTACGCTCCAGATTACGTAGAGGCGATCTGGTTGATGATGCAGCAGGATACGCCCGACGACTATGTAATAGCGACCGGTGAAAGTCATTCAGTGTGTGAGATCCTTGACGAAGCGTTCGGCTATCTCGGTATGGACTGGCAGCATTACGTTGAGATCGACCCGCGATTGTACAGGCCAACTGAACTGCATTCGCTGTGCGGAGACGCGAGCAAGGCCCGGAAAGCGCTGGGATGGGAGCCGAAGCATACATTTAAGCAGATTGTGCAGAACATGGTAGATTGCGACTTCGCGCAAGCCCGGTGTAGTAGGGGCGAAAGTTTCGTCCCTGTCGGCCCGGAATATACGGCGGGATATATCAAGGCGACGGGTCGGTAAGTATGACTGACTTTCCTTTTCAGCGTGTGTTAGTGACCGGCGGGTCCGGCTTTCTCGGCTCTTATGTGGTCGAGAAGTTACAAGCGCGAGGAGCGACAGTTTATGCGCCGTCCAGTGATGATTACGATTTATGTGAAAGAGCAGAAGTCAAAGATTTATTTGATGATATAGACCCAGATTGCATTATTCACTGTGCAGCCTATTGTGGAGGTATCGGACTCAACGAGGGAAGCCCCGCCGATATGTGGGATTTTAATGTCATGATGGGCTTGTACTTGCTGATGAGAGCGCGCATTGAGGCTGTGCGCAAATTTATCTCCATCGGTACTATTTGCAGCTATCCCGAAAATACGCCGGTTCCCTTCCGTGAGGAAGATCTATGGAACGGATACCCTGAACCGACGAATGCAGCCTACGGGATGGCCAAGAAAACGCTCATCATCCAGTCTCAGGCATACCGAGCGCAGTACGGATTCAATTCCATCAATCTCCTGTTGGCCAATCTCTACGGCCCGCGTGACAACTTCGACCCGGAGACCTCGCACGTTATCCCGGCCATTATTCGAAAGTGTGTGGAAGCGGTCGAGACCGGGGCGCAATCCATTACCCTCTGGGGCACTGGTCGGCCTACCCGTGACTTCCTCCACGTCGAAGATGCGGTCGATGCCATCTTACTTGCGGCCGAGCGCTATGATTCGAGCGATCCCGTGAACGTCGGCACGGGCGTTGCCATCAGCATCGAAGAGATCGCATGCTTGATTGCGTCTCAATGCGGATTCAGAGGCAAGATTCAATGGGATCATTCAAGGCCGGATGGGCAGATGAACCGATGGCTTGAAGTCTCAAAGGCCAACGCCAAATTCGGATTTAACGCGAAGAGATGGTTAGGCGCGGGTCTGCGCGAAACAGTAGATTGGTACAAGGCCCAGAGAACGGCGCATGCTACAAAGGCTTAAGCATCTCATTTCTGCGATCATTGCCCGGTTTCGACCGAGACCGAAGCGGATCAAGCACGTCACCACCGATCAGATGCGCGCCATACTCCTCGAGCTGCAAGATAGCTTGAAAGAACAATTCGAAGGCGAAGCCGAACTCTACAAGCGCATTGCGGCGAAGCGGCAGCGCAATGAAGAAGTACGCTCAAAGGGCTGGAAGATCCCGGAGCCATGACCCGACAGCAGACTATTACCCTTATACAACTCTTGATCCAAGGCTTCAGCCTGATAGTCTCAGGACTGCGCAAGCTGTTAGCCGAACTCAAACTAGAAGACAGCACCACGACTAATCCATAACTTTATAGGCAGTATCTAGTCAATTCCGCGTCCCCTCCCGCTCGGAGAGTACGCGACCACGAACACTAGAGCCCGCTGAATGACCATACGGTTTTTCAGCGGGCTTTTTGCATTTATATGCCTGACGAAATTTCTAGCGCGACATCTGCCGACTCATCATCGGCACCCTCAACCGTTGGGGCCACTGGCGCGGGTGGCAGTGATGCGGCTGTTTCCACCGGGACTACGGACCAGGGCGCACAGAGCGCACAACCTGCGGGAGAGGATCTTTTCTCCGCTGGGTGGTCCTTTGACGACCAGGCGCAGGAAACACCGGGAATCGAGGATCTGACCGACGAGCAAATCGGCCAATACTTGCAGGATCAACAACTGGATCAGGCAAGAGCGCCCAAGCTGGTCGAGGATCTACGAGGCGCACGGGCACAACTGAAGACGCTGAAGAGCGAAAACGCCCAATTGCGGCAGCAGTTAGGGCAGTTTGATCAATTCGGCGGCATCGAGGCGGCGGCACCGGGTCTGGAACTGGTCAACAATCTCATTGCTGACCCCGGACAAGGCACGCTCCCCTTTTTACAGGCAATCGCGGAGAACGCGACCCCGGCATACTGGCAGATAGCAGACGCTCTCCTAGAGTATGAGCCCGCCTATCTCGTCCAGCAATTGCAGGAGCGCGGATTGCTCCCCGAACAGGCCGCCAGTGCGCCGACTGGTTATATTGATGACGAGACGATCGCAAGCCTACCCCAGAACCTTCAGAACATCGCTCGAAATCTCAGCCGCGAAGACGTGGCGGAGTTTCAAGAGCTGGTCAGCCCGGAGGCTCAAGCCGGATTTTTGAAACGGATTGAGCAATTGAACCAATTGACAGCAGGGCAGCGGCAACAGGCCGAAGCGGCATGGCGCTATCAGGTGGACCAGGCGAAGCAGCAGGGCGAGGCGAGCATTACGACACTCTCTGATCAATATGAACAGGCCCATTTCGCGCAATTAAATAAATGGCAACCGTTCGGCCCGGATAACTCGGCACAGAATCAATCAATCTACAAAATGGTCGTGGAAGGCGCTTTCGCTGATCTTCTTGCGGACCAGAAATGGTCTCAGATGTATCACGATACGCTCTCAATGCTTCGTAATGCGCCCTTGCGCCGTCTTCACAATGAAGGCATGGCAGCGGGCCAGGACGAACAGCGGGCGCGTGGCATGGCCGCGCAGTTCAACACCCGCCTCGGCCAGTTGATGAAAGATCGAATCCAGATGCTTGATTCAGTATTCCGGGATGCGCGGGCCTACCGAGAAACCCAACGACAAGCCGCCCCACAACGCCGCGAGATAGCAGGCATGAGCGCGACCAACAACGGAGCAGGGGGACCGCCACCCGTCACTAAAGACGGCAAGACCAACCCTGAATGGTGGGCGCAAGTCATGTCTCAGCTTCCGAAGGGCTAGGGGCAGGAGGTAACAGATTATGGGTGTTGCAGTAAATATTGCGGCAATCGCCCCCGCACTGGATCAACTTGTCGCTAACTCGCTCAGACCTCAGTTTGAGCAAGAGACCGCGACATACAACCTATTCGAGAAGGCCGCGAGCACTGAGTATGTGCAGGGTAAAGGCTTTCGCGTGCCGTCCAATCTCCGCCCGCCCGTAGGCGTCAGTGGTATTGCGGAGGGTGGCGCGTTCAATCAACCCGGTGCATTCACGAATGACGATATGTTCGTCTATCCGATGAACATTTCGAAAGCTTTCGAAATCACCGGGCGAGCGCTCAACAACTTCGCGGGTAAGGGATCGATGATCGATGGCCTGCCCGGATATATGGAATTTGAGATGATGGCGATTAAGAAAGAATGTAATCGCCAGGTCTATAACGATGGTTCCGGCCTCCGATCGACATACAAATCGGGGACCACCACCGTTACGCTCTACAACGCGATCGATCATACGCCGCTTTCTACCTTTGGTTCGACCAAGGGAGCGCGGCATATGGAAGTATCCGAGCGCTATGATTGGTATGACTCGACGCTGGCGACCTACCGGGCCACGGTCCAGGTAACAGCCAAGGCCGCGAAAACCATCACCATTGCCGCCGCTGTCTCGGGCGCGACTGATGGCGATATCCTCGTCCTCTCCAATTCACTGTACAAGATGCCGCGAGGCTTGGCGTACATCGTGAACAACGATACCGGAACGTTTCAACTCCAATCGCGGAACACCTACCCGCAATTGCGCTGCCCGGTGCGCGATCTCAACGGTGCGGCCATCACAACCGCCGATTTCAACTACACCAAGCGGCTCTTGATCTCTCGTGCCGGCATCGGCAAGGCAAAAACTCTTATCGCTGTCATGTCGCTCGCGCAGGATCAGGCGTTGACGCAGTTGGGCCAGAACTTCAAGAGATGGGATGGAGACGCAAAGATCTTCGATCAGTCTTTTGACAAGTGGCAGCATGGGGACACGGTAGCCGCTGTCGATCCGGATTGCGACGAAGACCGCGTTTATTTGCTCGTCAAGAGCGAGTTGAAGAAGTACGAGGAAAGGCCGCTCGATACTTACGATGCCGACGGCAACAAGTTGCGCATGCGCTCAGGCTCGACCGGATACGGTGCCGACGCCTACACGGGAGCCATTGGCATGTGGGCAAATTGGGGAACGGAGGAACCAAGATGCCACGCCCTTATAAAGCGATGCAGCGTGGTAGGCTTAGCAACCCAGGTTGCGGATATAAATTAAAGGAGGCAAAGGAGTTATGGCTACAAGAGCATATACAAACGTTTCTACCGCAATCGTTTCCGGCGGTACTTTGCCCATCACCTTTACGGAAGATGGCCTTATCATCGCGTTTTACCGCGTTCAGGCCGGGACCGCTGGCGATACCGTCACCATTCCCGCCTCTGATGCGCAATCCGCCGATATCCGCGCCGTGATGGGGACCGCGCCGGCAGAGAGCAGCTTAAGCACATCGGCCAATACTCAAGTAGTACTGACCTACGATGCCTCGGGTGCTTCTACATCGGTCGTTTATGACGTGCAGCTTCTCTGCCGCAGACTGTAAGGGGGACCGATGGCGACAAGAGCTGCAACCAAAGTAACCGCACAGGGTTTAAGCAGTCCTTATCCGACTGCTGGACCTTTCTTAATGACATTCTATCGTCTCGGCGGGGGAACTGTCGGAGATACCATCACGATCACCGCAGCCGATGCGGGAGGCCGCTTTGTGGTCTCCGCAGTATGCAGCGGTGCCGCTGATACGACCCTCGGCACCAACGGCACGGATACGCAGGTCGTCTTTACGCTCGGCGCATCCAACGCCTCAACCTCCGTCACGGCAGATGCCATTCTGTACGTAGTCACTTAATGAACACTCACCGCGCATCCCATCCGATCTTCGATATTGAATCACAGATAGTCAAAGCCGGTAATCTTCCCTCTCCTGTCGATCTGATACCCTGGCAGGAGCGCATAGACAAGATTGCCGGTAAGACTGTCGAAGGGTTCTCAATACTGAGGATCGTATGGGGGCAGGATATGGAACACGCCGGCATGTGGCTGATGGGCCGCAGGCGCCTACAGTTTCCATTCTGGCGGTATGAAGAAGCGGGGGAGATCCACGATATCGGCAATCCCCGCTTCTATCTCCTGCAACTCCACTCCCGCGCTGAACTCATGAAGAACAATGCATGGGAGAATGCCAGGTATCACCGCAGCGAGGCCACCGGCTTTGCGCTCGAAGATATTCTAGGGCCGCTTCCCGATGATGGTTTCTACTCCCATGTCTTCTGCATCGCGTACCACGATGAACTGTGTTGTAACGGGCAGGAGATCGTCAACTATGAACCCTGTCTTGGAGCCTACCGGCCACCGACAGATACGGATCTTCAGCGAATCCGCCGCATGATCTGGAACCGGGACCACGCCGCGAATGATCAGCTTGCGCCCTCGGATGAGCAGATCGAGAAACGCACAGACGAGTTTACCGCCTGGCGTGAGGAGCAATGGCGTAAACCGATGCGCGAGATGATCGACGATTGGTTTCAGACCCACAGACACCGGTTTACCACCTTCGATCCATCGGTATTGAGCAATGGGAAATTCCATTTCACAGCGGGACACAGCCGCTCTGGAGCTTCGATCCTGCAAATAAACCAATGGCAGAAAGAGAGAAGTGCAAATGTCAGCAGTGATGCAAGCGCCGACTAGCGCGCGCGAAATCATCTTTGGGAACCAACCCACCGGGCCGATTCAAGAGGATGTCAACCTTAACGCCTTCCGGTATTTCGTCCAGTTTGGATGGGAGGTTCTGAGCGTTGATAGCCTGGCCATCCCACAGCGTCGGCTACTGCGCGGAGAGATCACCCCATGTCGGACAGTGCCGAGACGGAGGAACTATTACGAGATCCGCGAAGGCGAACGCATTCCCGGTTCTGAAGTGATGGACCCCATGGGAAAAGACTACGCATGGGCTTCCGAGCGCGTATACGCCCATTATGAGGCACAGAACCTTATCGCACTGGAGGAGGCCGCAGAGCGCAAGACCGGGCTCTATGAGATTACTTCTCTCAGATGCGAACTCGGGGACCGTCTCTATCGGGAGAAGGACTTGACGGCGCTATTCTTTCCCGAATGGCCCGACCTCCCGGAGAAGAACGAAGATGTTGCCGCATATCTCCAGGCGCGCATTGACGATCTGCAAGGCGCCCCCTTGCGCGGCGGCGATATCGTTTTTAGTGAGCTGGTCTTTCGAGTAGGCCGCGAACTCCTCGAAGCGATCGAGAGCGCCGACCGGATACAGCGGCATCTTCTCACCGTCACCCATTCATTGATGAAATTGGAGCCCAAAGACGAAGGGTACAAGAAGAAGTACGACAACACGGATTATGAGATGTTGCGCCGCACCGGCTTGCCTGAAATCCATACCGCAGAGTATCAGACCGCGAAGGCTCTTGATAAGCTGAGCGACAAGGCTAAAGCGGGAGAGACCGGGCTAGCCGATCTGGTGGCCGTTTTGAAGCAACAGGCCGAATCGCAGGGGCAATTGAACGAAGTGATTGCGCTGTTGCTCGCGCAGAATGCGCCCTCCGTGGTCGTGCCGTCCGTATCCCCCCAAAACATCACACCTGAACCGGAAGAGCCCACCGAGAAGCCGAAGAACGGCGGCAAAAAGAGCTAATGAGCCTCACGCCGTATTATCAGGATGAATACGCGACGATCTACCACGGTGATTGCAGAGAGATATTGCCGCAGTTGGGCCCGGTTGGCGTGGTCGTGACAGATCCACCTTACGGCGTCGGGTTTGAATACCAATCATATGAAGACACGGCAGAACAATGGCAATCAATCATCCTCCCAGTATGTTTAAGCCTGATAAACGAATCTCCTGCGGCTATTTGCATGTCATTCCGCAATCTGTGGCATCTGCCGAAGCCTAAATGGTCTCTATGCTGGTATAAGCCAGGAAGTACACGGCGCAGTAATGTAAAAGGCTTTTCCATCTGGGAACCGATCAGTCTATACGGTGATGGGTGGTCTTTTGCTAATGATGCCATCGCATTGCCAGATGTAGTAAATCATAGTCGCGGGAATACACACCCATGCCCTAAACCTCTGGCATTGTTTCGCTATATCCTCAAAGGTGCGCCAGCGGGTGTTATTTTGGACCCATTCATGGGCAGCGGTACGACTCTCCGCGCCGCTAAAGATCTCGGCATCAAATCCATCGGAATAGAGATCGAAGAAAAATACTGTGAAATAGCCGCAAAAAGACTGGCCCAAGAGGTCTTCAACTTCGAAGCCGCAAGCTAACCCATGCCTTCCATCACAACTAATCTCGCGCTGATCAGGCAGCGATTGCTTGAGCCTGACCCCTCCGCCCCGCAGCAGCATATATTGCTCAACATCCTGTTGGAGAAGATAGCGGACCACACGCTACAACTCGCCAACGTGCGGGCGCATTGGGCAGTGAATCATACGACGCTCACCACCGGATCAGGATCAGAGGATTATCTGATTACCGCATCCGACTTCGGGCGCCCTTTTCTGGTCTATACCACGGACGCTAGCGACCCTTACCACGTCCGGAGAGAAGTCCCCTTCACATTGATGCAGGATGCCGAATACAGGTATTTAGGGCCGCAGCAATACAACTCTCAATTGCACTCCGCTGTAGAGATCGTTTTCTACCGCACGCCCGCGACCGCTCCCCAATGGTATGCGCGGCCTGTCCCGATTCCAGGCGGGACGGTGACATACGAAATCTGGTACGACTGCTTTTACGATGTCGGTTCCCTTGAGGATACGCCCGGAATCAGCGCTTTTCATCACCTGATCAGGTGCGAAACGGCGCTCGATGCCCTGCCCGCATGCGCATGGGGCGCGGTCTCCCTGACCGAGAAGACGGATGCATGGGAGATGAAGTGTAAAGCGCTGGCGCTAGTGCTCAGCAACGCCATCACCAAGTATCAAAAGCAATTCAACGATTTCAAGGCTCAGCCCACCCGTGAAGGAGTCAATCAGAAGCTCGGCATGGGCCGCGATTACGAGCTTGATTTTATGCCCGTGGGCCGGATGACCGGCAACTATGGATGGTAAGGAGTCTATACAATGGTTGGTTCTAAATTTCCGCCATCAAGCGATGATTCGTTAAGCCTCAGTGCGGCGACGACAGGCACCGGCACCACGAAGGCCATGAATGACTGCCGCCAGATCTCATGGGATGTGGCTGGGGCCGGTACGATCTCATCAGGCACTCTGAAGATAGAGACCAACTCTGAGAGCCCGTCATATACAGGCACCTGGCATGAACTTGATTCAATCGACCTTTCAACGCTGACCGGGGGCGTTGCCTATCACGGCACCTATCCGGGCATGCTGGCATGGGTCCGGGCTCGATTGTCGGCTAACGTGGTTGGTGGTGGGACTGTGACCGCCAGGATCAATGGTCTATTAGGATAGTATGCGATATCTGCTCTTTATCCTTCTTTTCTTCGTGCTCACCGGGCCAGCGCTGGCCACCGACATTACAATCGGGGCAACGACAGTCAACGGCTTCAACCGTACTGACATCGGTAGCGATCTGACGATTTCAGGGATCAGCGCGACCCTTTCCAGCACATCGTTAACATGTAGTTCATGCTTTCCGCAGAGTGTTGTAGGGTTGGCCGGCTGGCGCATCCTGATCAACGGCACGGCGTACACGGTCGCATCTTGTCCCTCGAGATCCGCCGCGACCCTGACCAGCGCGTTTCTTGATGCGACTACGACCTATAGCGGAACCCTCTATAAGTTCGTACATTTGAGAACCTATTTGACGGGGCCAGCCTTCACGCCTCTCGGGTCGAGCGTTCCCATTCAACCCGGCACTCTGGGGAGCGGCAATTGGTACACCCGTGTTGCGGCCTCCGTGGTCAACAACGGCTCAACCAATGTGCTCTATCTTCCGGCCTTCGATCTTCCGGCCACGACCGACGGCAGCCCTACCACTTCCCGATGGTCTGCCGCGCTCTATACACAATCCGGGGGATTTATCCAGAACTTTCCCGGTTGCGTCACGTCTTTTATGCTGAGTTCGACCAGCAATCCTACGTCATGGGCGGACATTTGCAGCTTTAACACGGTCAATCCGCCCCCGGTCGTGACGGGGTTAGACGCCTATTCGAAGCAGGAGATCAATAACTTTCTGCCCTCCTGCACCGTCAATCAGCTCGTCTATTTCGCTTCATCGGGCAGGCCGACGAATTGTTTAACCCTGGCTTCCGAGTTCTCAATCTCAAGCGGAACCCTCACGGTTAACGGCTCCATCACCCGGATTCAGGAGGAAGGATCAGACCTCCCGCAGCGCAACATCTTAAACTTTGTCGGATCGAGCTATACCGCAGCCGACACCGGATCAAAGATCAATGTCACGGCTGATAGCGATCTTGATGCATTGGCATCGAATACGAGTAATGGCCTATGGGCGCGCACGGGGACCGGCACCGGGTCCGCCCGGACGTTGCAGCAGCCCGCAGCCGGCCTGACCATCACCAATCCGGCGGGCATTGCCGGCGATCCCACCTTTGCACTTGCAAACGACCTGGCCGCGCTGGAAGGACTATCGAGCACCGGGATTGCCGTAAGGTCCGCGACCGATACATGGGTACAGCGCCAAGTGACGCAACCGGCAGCAGGCATCACAATCACGAATCCCGCAGGCATCGCGGGGGATATCACGCTCGCGCTTGCAAACGACCTGGCCGGCGTCGAAGGGCTCTCGACAAACGGACTTGCCACAAGAACAGCCACCGACACATGGACGACGCGCACTTTGACAGGGCCAGCGGCGGGTATCACCGTGACGAATGGCAACGGCGTCTCAGGTAATCCCACCCTGGCCCTGGCCGACGATTTGAACGCGGTCGAGGGATTGAGCACCAACGGAATAGCCACGCGAACGGGAACGAGCACATGGACAACCCGCACGATCACCGGTACGAGCAATCAGGTTAACGTCTCAAATGGTGATGGGGTCTCGGGCAATCCCACGTTATCAACGCCGCAGGACATTGCCACGACTTCTACGCCGACGTTTGGAGGGGCCACCTTAAGCGGCTCGGGCAACCCGATATTGAGCGTCAATACCACGGGCGCGAACGATATCATTACGGCGGGTAAGAACAGTTCTATTTATTACACCTTAAATAACGGCGGCAGAGTCACCACGAGGGCAGGCAATGGTTCAACGCCCTCGACCGATACGATCACGTTGGGTGGCGCGTACTATGTCAATACCGCGACCTCATCGACTTCAAGTAATTCGGTTACGGACCTACACTCGAAAACGATCGCGGCTAATGTGTTCGGCACCGATGGCGACGTAATGCACTTCAATTGCGTCTTTCTGACTTCTGCCGATAACGTCGGCCGCAACCTTCAGATTCTCTTCAATGGAACCGTGATTGTGCAGCATTCATGGACGAACAGCGGGGCTCAAAGCGTCCATGTCTGGGGAACCATCACGAGAATCGATGCATCCAACGTGCGCGCCGTGGCTACCATCATCGGCACGATCGATGCAAGTGGCACCGCGATTGCGACTAAAACGGCTACGGTCAGTATCGGTTTTACCGCCAGTTCAACCGCGATCTTCAAGGCCACCGGTCAAAATCTGACCAATACCACCAACGCCGTATTGAGCCAGGTAGAAACCGACCTCATCAAATATACCGCGCCTTAATCGAATGCAGCGTTCTATTCTTATCGTATTTTGTCTCTGCGCCATGGCCGGTATCGGCCTGTCTCAGCAGCCTGAACGGGAAGCGCCGCGCAAAAAGGCGATAGTCAATCTGCGGATTCCGGTTGATTTTCTGCCGTTTTTGCAGACTGTTCCACCCCTCAAGATCCAAGAGGCTGATGGCTCGCCCGCGCAGACCAATGCTACAAAGCTCATTTTCCCTAACGGCAGCCTGACCCGGAGTGGAAGCCAGATCACCTACACCGGGGGCGGGACGGTTAGCGGGACCACGACGTTAAATCAGGGGACGCTGACCAGCAGCACACCGGCCTTTACCCACACCGCGACATGGAACAATGCCGGTGTGACCTTCATTACCTGGCAATCGAACATCACCCCTACTGCCGCCGCGTCCGCATCCAAGCATATTTTGATTCAGGAGAACGGCGCGGACCTCTGGTGGATTTACAAGGGTGGTTCAACCTATGGTCCCGCCTTCGTGACATTCGATTCCGGAAGCGGAAACGAACTGGCGGCATTCACGTCATTCAATCCGGCCAATGCAGGCATGGCGTTCAGTTCAGGGGCCAAACTGTGGTGGACGAACGGTAATAACTGGTACGACACGCAGGATACGGGACTCAATCGTGCGGCTCCCGGCGTCACCGGATTGCATACCAGCGCAACGACGGTGGGCGGCACCTTTCGCGCCGTGGCGACCACTCCCGCGCAGATCACCGCCGACCAGAATAATTACAACCCCGGCGGCACTTCCTACTTTCAGCGCTGGTCTTCCGATGCTTCCCGCAATGTTACCGGGCTCACCTTCAGCACGGCGCAGGTAGATGGGCAAACGCACGTCATTTGCAATGTGGGGGCTCAAAACATCGTCTTTCAACATCAATCGGCATCCTCGACGGCGGCTAACCGGTTTCTGAACTCTACAGGAGCAGCCCTGACACTTGCGGCTAACAAATGCGCCGATGTGATCTACGATAACACCACGGGCGCATGGCGCACATCCTTAAGGAACTAATGAAATATCGTTCGCTCTTTATACTGCTGCTGCTGCCGTTCGTGGCCGCGATGCAGACCGCGAGCCCGATTATCTTTCAGGAGGCCGACGGCTCGCCCAAAGTCACCAATCCGGCTAAGGTCGTCTTTCCAAATAACAGCCTGACCCGAAGCAATAATCTGCTTACCTTCTCAGGGGCGGGAAACGTGACGGTGACGGCAAAGACCACCGGTTATACGGTGCTGGCCACCGACGCCGGTACTTTCTTCACCAACACGGGCGCGGGTGCGGGCGTCAACTTCACTTTGCCGACGGCGGCGGCGGGGCTTCGATACATCTTCTATCGGGACGCAAACCAGACGGTAACTATCACGGCGGGAGCATCGACCACGATTCAGGTAGGCGCCTCTCAATCAGCGGCGGCGGGCAATGTAACGCTCGATGCCGTGGGCTCATCGCTCAGCCTTACGGCGATCTCGGCAACCCAATGGATTGCCACGGCCGCGACCGGAACGGCAACAGTTAATTGATATGAAGCTTCTATTACCTCTCTGTATTCTTCTCCTCTTTTCGTCCTTCACCGCACCACAACGAAAAGTCGTAAGCGAGATGACCGGTGTGCTGGGCGTGCTGAAGTCCGCCAATATGAACAGCACGGCTGACCAGGCCATTTTGATCAACAGCAGCAATTATATTATTCGAAAAATCATCGTGACAAATCCATCGACCAGCTTGACAACGGCTGTCGGAGGATTCTACGCGGCGACGGGAAAGACTACCGCGATTGTGGCGAATACCCAGATTTATACCGCCCTCACCGGTTCTACCAAGTTTCTTGATTGCACACTGGCCGCGATCCTTGGCACCGACAGACGCACCGAAACCACCCTCTATCTTTCACTGACGACCCCGCAGGGCGGCGCGGCCACGGCTGATATTTATATTATCGGCGATAGCATCAGCGGTCTATAGATGTCCACTACCTACGCGAAACTCGTTTCGGAGATCGCAAAGCACGTCAACGCCCTCGCGGGCGCGACCGCATCAGCGGCGGCGACCAATTACGCGACCACGCCGCACACCACATCGACCATTGATGATGTGGTCTACCCTTTGGCCTTCCTGCAAGATCTAGCCATCAACGCTCATGGCCGAATTGCGCTGGCTATCGCCTCTTGCGTAAACCGGGAGGGGATAGGGAACCACCCATGGCGCGGATTCTTCCGGGATAAGACATCGAACCTCTCGCACGGCGCCAACCTGCCGACGACCGGTTCTACCGGCAAAAACATCATCGGCGCTTTCGGTGAGGCTTACGACGCGAGCGACACCGACCAACTCTTGACGCGGGCCAGCGTCCAGCGGATCAGCAAATACAAGAACAATTCTGGAATCTACACCAACAACCCGTGGTTATGGACGATCAGCGGGGGCCAAGTCTGGCATACGACCACGAACATTACGATTGATGTCTGCGTCTACGAACGCAGCGACCAGGTATCAGCCGTGGCATCGGGCAATATCACGGTTCCCGATGTGCTCGCGGATCTGATCGTCGCGGGAGCGGTCGCGGCGGCCACCGTCAACGGCAAGAACCTGGATCAGGCCGGGACGTTCGCGGGCTACTACCAGGCGGGATTGGCGATGATCGCGGCGGGCTCCACGGGCATACCTCAATTGATGCTGGGGACGGCGGCTTAATGGCGACTCTCAACCAGATCATTCTTGAATCGATCGATATTGCGATAGCGGGGATGGACCCGGACACGGCACCCATCCAGAAGTTGACCCTTGAGGCGGAATCAATCTTTGACAGCGCGATTCAGGAACTCGCGGCGGTCCTGCACGGTAATCCACGGCTGCGCGCCAGGATGGTGAAAGAGTTCTCGGTAATCTTGACCAACGGTATCGGGACGGTGCCCGCAACCGTGCTCATCGAATACATGGGAGAGGGTACGGTGAGAGACGCAGACGCGAGCGCGAATAATGGCTATGGCAACGTCCTGCAACGGGTCCACAACCGCTCTGATCTGCTCACCCTCCCCGCTCCCTATCTATTCGGCTATTACTGCATCGAGGGGAACACATCAGGCGTGAGCGAGATTCACACCCGCGCCATCTCCACCGGGGGCTTTACCGATACCACCAGCCCTTTGACTTTGAATGTGATCCATATCCCGGCCAAGAGCGATCTCAACACCGAAATTGACCCGGAGATTGAGAACAACCTGAAAGATCGTCTGGCGATCCGCTTGCGCGGCCAGATAGGCGTTTCGAGCGAACCCGCCAGCAAATCGTAATGTCGAATCCCTACAAGGCAGTCTTCAGGCCGATTCAGGGCTACTACCCGACGGCGCCAGTTACCGGCGAACAGGCCGATTATATCTACCAGGGGCTTAATGTGATCCTGAAAGGCGGCTCGGAGTTCAAGTATCTGGAGCAGTACACAGGATACGGACTCTTTGCCGCATCGGGTAGCAATACCCTGGCGACCGGCACCGCTGCCATCACCACCGGCAGCAATACGGTCACGGGGACAAGCACCAAGTTCTTAAGTGAATTTGTGCCGGGGCAGGAGATAGCAATCAGCAGCCGAGTCTATACGGTCTTTCGTATTGATTCGGATACCTCCATGCAGGTCTCCCCGGCTGCCGCGTCCACCGGTTCGGGTATTCAGATTGCGATCTTGCAGCAGATTCAAGCGCTCGATACCGTCATTTTGACCCTGATACGAGGTTCGGTGGTTCGCCTTCCAGAGGGGCATCTGCTGGGGGCGGGACGTGGCGCCGTCCGCATTAATGGTTCGGTCCTGGCCGGGGGCGGTTGGACTCTGACCGATCAACCGCAGCTTGCTATCTACAATCCGGGAAACGGCAATTACACACCCTATCGCCTCGGGATGACCACGCCGGTCGCGCCGACATTGGCGAATGTCGCGGGCGGCACGAAGATGGCCGCGACGACATACAGCGTTAGGATCGTTTCGGCCAAAAGCGCCACGAAGGGATGGAACCAGGCCAGCCCCAGCGCATCGGTAACGCTCATGGCAAACCAGCGGGTGCAAATCACTTTCCCGGCCATGGACACGGGAGCGGGCCAGGACGTATGGAAGGTTTACGTTACCCTCTCGACCAACACGACACCGACGCAAGGCCCATGGTATGACTTCGGACGCTTCATCACGACTGCCGAAGTGTCGAGCGGGGGCGGTAACGTCACGATCGAATGGGCCGACGCCGAAGTATCCCAGAATGATCTACTTGAATTTGATAACGACCCGGCGACCTCCGCCGGCTTCGTCGCCTCGCTCGGTGGCCTTCCGGTTCTGATCTCCTGCAATGGCGCGGGGCGCGTCTTGAGCGGGACGGCGGCGACGACGGCGGCCAGCGCGACCATCACCGGCACTTCGACGCAGTTCACTTCAGAGCTGGCGGTTGGCCGCTTCGTCTGGATCAACGACTTGCTCTACCGCGTGACGGTAATTTCATCTAATACATCGATGACGGTGGCCACGAATGCGCTGGCGACCGCTTCCGGGCTTACGATCCGGTCAGCCGATGAAACACCCGGCCCGGTGATCAGGCCGGCCAAGAGCACCGTGGGCGGTTACAACTTCGAAGCCTACCCTGCCCGTTCCGCCGTGGCGATCGACCCGCCCGACCCGATCATAGGCTATTACCAGGCGCAGGAGCGGATCTATTTACTGACCGCCAATTCCCTCAACTTCGCGGAGGCTTCCGGAGATCCTGATGTGCCATTGGTCACTAAGCCATTCTGGACCGTCGGATTCAGGAACCCGCGAGCAATCGCGTTTGCCAACGGATATCTCTACGCCTTCACGACCAACGGTGCGACCCGTTCAGCGGCATTCGGGGATAAGGTGGAAACGGAGCATGCCTTTGCCGCTCCCGTCGATTCGATCATGTCAACGTGGGATGCCGGCAAAGTCACCGTTGCGTATAACCAGCAGATCGAGGCTATCTGTTATATGCACGCCGACGACGGCACACGATCAGGCGGCACGGCGCGCTACGGCACATTGCTGCCATTTATGCTGCGCATGGGGGTCTGGGGGCCACCGCTCAGAATGGAAGATCTGAGCGATGTTGACCCGACCTATGCGACCTCGACCGCGACCGTACAGGGGGTGATGTATTTCGCATCTCCAACCAATGCGGGAGCCACCAATATCTATACCGTTTCGGTGGCCAATGGCGAAGTGGGCGAAGTCTTCGCCGCTTCCCCGTTCATGGATATGGGTGCGGAGGGGTTTGATAAGACTGTCGAAGGACTCATCTTGACCGCTGGCCGCAGCACGGCGGCTAACATCGTCTGCGAGATTTACGGCTCGGTGGCTGATGGCGCCGTACCGATCAGCGATCTACAGGCCGGGGGCAATTCCCAGAGCGGCCAGCTTACCTTCGGGGTCAATACTCCCGTGGTCACGACCGCCCGGAAGAAAATGAATGTCCGAAAACTGCGCACCGTGGCGGTACGGGTCCGCATGGCCACACAGGATAGCGTTAGCGCTCGGCTGGATGAACTCAAGATAGATGGCGAGATCGACACCGTTAGCTACTGATTTCGAATTGATCACGATTGCCGAGGGGCCGCATCTCGAATGGGCTCGCCTCTGGGCATCTCGTCGGCGCGCATATATCCATCACACCTTTGAAGCCGCGCCGAACAAAAAGTATGTGGGGGTCTTCGATAATATCAAGTTGCTGTCGGTGATCAGCATCGAACTGACCGGGGAAGCCGAGTATCTGTTGCACGTCACCTCACCCCGCAGGAGCGATCTACGGGTTATCGGCAATGCCGTCTATCAAGTCGGCTGGTCTCTCTTCAACGATCTGCACGCGGAATCGATCTACACCCATCGGCCCATCATCAACGGACATGAACATAGAGGCTCTACCGCCATGTGTGAGATGACGGGTTTGCATCCCTATGGCCTTCCCGAAGAAGAGGAGATAAACGGCGTGCATTACAGTTGGCAAGTCTACCAGATGACGCGATTGGATTGGTTGATCGATCACCAGAAACCGGAGGCCGCATAATGGGAGGCAAAAAGAAGAGCACGCAGGATACAACATCGAGCCAGCAAAGCCAGCAATCGGGCTCTTACGACAACCGGACAGAGTATGGATACGTCCCCGGTGCGCAGTCCGCTGATATTGATGCATTGCGCAATTTCCAGTTTACGGCAGACCCAACCATACCGTACCGCTCGGCTGCCGCACGTCGCCGCGTGTCTGCCACTTTCGGGAATCCTGCCGCCGGCTATTCCACGCCCGAACTATCGGCACAACGACAACTCTCGGCTTTCGGTGATATTGACGAACGAGCGGGCCAGGAATCGGCGGCAGAAGCGCAGCGGCTCAATCAGCAGCAGTATGGGCAGAAGCTTGCGGTAGCGGGACTGACCGCCCCGCAATTGGTTGCCCAGCGTCAATATGGAACCAATGCGGCTCAATCTTCCGGTTCTGGCCGGTCCAACACGATCAACATTCAGCCCGGTCAAAGCGTTTTCGGATCTATTCTGGGCGGGGTGGGTTCAGTCTTGGGCGGCGCAATTCCCTTCTGATGGTCTGGTGGCTTCTCTTCTTTCTGCTCAACGTCGGCGCCACGATCGCGCAAACGCGATTCATCCCGGCCAGACAGCGCGCATACTATATGAAGGGAGCACGGCATACGCCGCTGTTCATGCTCGCTCAGTGCCTCGTCTGGTCGATCTCCATCACGGCAGCCATACAAGCTTATTGTGACCCTTCCGAGATGCCCGTAGAGATGCGCATACTGGGCGCATGTCTGGTGATCGTCGGCCAGACCTTGACCATTTTAGCCTTTCGAGAGAACCCCTATTTTACGCCCGCCTTCGTCCGCCCTCTCCGCATCATCAAAACCGGCATTTACAAGCACCTGAGACATCCGGGCTATGGCGGCATGGCGTGCACCGCTCTCGGCTACTGGTTTTTACTTGGGCAGCAATGGGCGCTTGCACCTACCAGCCTCTATATCGGCCTGCTGATCTGGCAGACCTACCGGGAAACTAAACTCTTATATAGGTAATTATGGCGTTGGATTTTCTCGCGCAAATTCCGGGGATTCTGGCCAGGGGGTTAGGAGCAGCGGGCCAGGGCATACAGAAGATACCTTCAGCGCTCGGCAAATTGGGGGAATTGGGGGAAGACGACCAGGCCCCCAATTACCGGCCACCAATCCCCATGACGCCGGGATTCAACCCGGAGGCCAGCATGCCGCAGATCAGGCAGAACCCCATGGCGCAGGCCGCGCAAACGTCGGTATTCGGGCAAAGGAAGAAGCCCGCGCCGGCTATGCCTCCTATGGTCCGTCCGCCGATCGCAACCACCGAACCCGCGCCGAATGTTCCCGGTGGGGTCGTCGGTGCCGGCCCTATCGTCGGACCCCAGACGCGGGCCGAAGAGATGCAGGAAGCGCGGGACGTGTACAGGAATGGCCCGACGCCTACCGGTTTCGGCGCGAGATTGAAGGGGGCGCTCTTGCCTGCCCTGGCGGGCGCGTTGAAGGGTTACGGGGCAACGGGCGATATCGGCGGCGCAATCGGCGGCGGATTGGCTCGCGGAGCGGTCGCGGGATTCTCGCCACGCACCGAGCGCGGCATGGAGTTCGAAGAGCAGATCAAGCCCAAGATCCTCGAACGCTATGGCCTTGAGGATCAGCAGGCGGCGGCGAACGCGGCGGCGCAGCAGGCGCAGCTTGAACAGGAGTACAAGCGGTCTCAAATCGCTAACCAGCAATCGGAAGCTCAGCGCAGGGCAGATCAGACCGCCAATGAGCGCGAGAAGCTGAAGCAGGGGCCGAAATACACACCGCATTGGGTCGAGACCGACCGGGGATATATCGACCTCAACGCACCGGAGAACAAGGGGAAACAGTTTAAGGGTAAAGCGCAGCAGGACGCTTATACATCGACGGAGGGCGGAATACTCAACCGCCGCACGGGACAGATTACCCGCAACCCCTACGCCAAAGACCGCAGCGTAAGCGGCACCAAGGAAGGTAAAACTAATACCGCTCTCCTCAACTCAATCAAAGCCTCAACGAAAGAGTTCGACAAGTTGAAGGCCGATGCCAACGCCGAAACCGACATGGACGCGAAGGCGGGGCTCATCCAGCAGGCCAGGGACAAGGCGCAGGAGATGAAAGACCTGTACGGGGATGATGTCGAGATAGGCGAACAGGACGGATGGCCTTACGTCAAGGCCCGCGTGCAGCAGCCAACGCCGCAGATGCGGAGCGCGCAGAAACCGGTAGCCGATGAGAAGTTCATTCAATTCATGATGGATGAGACCGGAAAGACCAAGGCGCAGGCGATCGAGCAATTGACACGAGACGGCTACGAATATCGGAGATAATAAGCATGCCTCCTCCGAACGAAACCGACAAACTCTACGCGAAATATTCCGATAGACGGCTTGATGAGGAAGCCCAACGGCAAAATGTCCCAGTGGAATTTGTGCGCCGCATGGCTCGCACCGAATCCGGGGGCGATCCCAATGTGATCTCAGGCCGCAGGCGATCGAGCGCGGGAGCCATCGGCAAGATGCAACTCATGCCGGGGACCGCCAAAGATTTGGGCGTCAATCCCTATAACGCCACGGAGAACGTAGAAGGGGGCGTCAGGTACGCGAAGCAGCAGCTTGATACTTTCGGCGGAGACCAGCGCAAGGCGGCTGCCGCCTACAATTGGGGACCGGAGAGAGTCAAGAAGCTGGGCGTAGAGCGCGCACCCGCCGAGACGCAGAACTACATGCGCCAGGTCGCGGGGGAGCAGCGCACCGAGACCGACGATTTATACGAACGATTTCAACAGCAACAAGGATCTTCACCCCGCAGCAGGCCAGCACCTTCCATCGGGGCGCAATCATCCGTATCCAGTAAAACTCCTGATACAGCAGATAACAAACCACATAAGGCAATCCCTCAACAGAAGCAACCAAAACGGATAGCGCCCCCTCAGCCCTTCGATGCCGGTAGCGGCGTTTTCGGTAAACCGACACTACAGGGCAGGCTTGCGGAAGATCTCAGGAACCCAGAGGCCGGCCAGGTTATGCCGCAGCAACGCGAGGCTGAACGAGTGGCCAATCTCCCCGCAGGGCAGCGACTCAAGTATGAGTTGGGGACCGCTGGGCGCCGTGGGCTGCTGCAAGTCAACGAACTCGGTGAAAACATCAATGATCTGTTGACTCATCCAGTATCGGCCATCGGCGAAGGCGTGGAAGGACTTGGACGCGGGGCGTTACAAGGTTTACGGGGTAATCCTTCATTTGCCGGCTTGATTCCGGACCAGGATCAAGCGCTTACCGATCTCCAACGGCGGCGACAGCAGAGAATGCGCGCCAATATAGAGGCGGAATACCCCGGAGATGCGGCCAGACTCGAAAAGGTTCAATCACAAGTCGCCGAACGTGAGGCCGCTTCGCCTTCCCTGCCCGCGAAGGTTGGACGGGGCGTGGTTTCGGGAGCCATCGGAAGCGCCCCCATGATCCTGGCCGGGAACGTCCCCGGTGCGGTCAGCATGGCCGCTCTCGGATCCGACCCGACGAAGCCCGGAGAGTTCGCAACCAATGTTGCGGGCGCCGTCCTGCCCGTGAAGGCCGGAAAATTGGCCGCACCCTTGGTCGAAAATGCCGCCAGGGCATTGCCGAAGGCTGCACCCCTGATCCGGGGAGCGGCGCCGGTCGCCATCGGCGCAGGGGCGAACGTGGCACAAACGGCGGCTACTGGAGAGACGGACCCTGAAAAGCTGGCAGAGGCGGCAGCGGTTGGCGGTCTCATGTCCGGGGTCGATGCCTTCAAGGCCGGACGGATGCGGCCATCGGCCGAACTTCCCGCGCAGCGTTCGACACAACAGCCGACTCGTGCCGATGAGGTCTCTACGCCGATGACCTACCCGCAGATGAACCGGCCATCGAAACCGGAACTCATGCGGCGGCAGATGCGCGGCCAGACCACCCAAGTACAGCAAGTGCCGACTTTGGAAGGTTTACGCGGCGCGTATGAGGCGCAGTTGGCAGAGATGCCACCCGCTCAGCGCAATGCGGCCATGGCCGAATATGACCGGCTATTGAACAGCGGGCAGCGTCTACCCGTCCCCGAACGGCGGCAACCAACCAACCTGCCTTCGGATACCTATGGACCTGCCAAACCTTCGCCGTTCGATTGGCGCAAGATGCGGCAGGGTGGCTTACCGTTTGAGGCCGAGCCCGCGTTACAGGGGGCGCAGCCAACCATGCTGCCGGCCACGCCGGAACTACCCGAACCCGCACCAGCGAAACCGACGCCGCAACCTCGAGGATCTGGCCTGGGTGGTCCGCTGATCTTCCCGCCCAAAGCGGAACAGGCACCCCAGAGACAGCCGCAGATATTGCGGCCGAGATCGACGGAAGCACCCGCGCCGCTTCCGGAACCTACCGGGCCGATCATGGAAGAGCCGCGAGGTGAGCCGGTGATGGAAGAGCGCTCGCGCCCGCCGATGCAACCGCGCACCAGTGAACCGGTGATTGAGCCACGCACCCGCCCACCGGTCGAGAGTGGCCGCGAACAGTTACCGCCGCGTGCCCAGCGTCCGCCACGGCAAGAACCGGTTATTGAGGAGCGATCGAGACCGCCGCAGATACTTGCCGACCGCGAGAAGCGGGCACCGTTCCAGGCCGCAGAACCCCCGCGAGCGTTGGCGACGGAGACCGAACCGGCGGCCCAATCTTTCCTTGGTGGCGTTCTCCGCGATCAGGTGGAGAACCTGAAGAATATGAAACCGGAGGAGCTTGACGCCTTTATCCGGGAGCGGGAGAAGGCGCGCAATGAGGATATTCGCGGCATTCGGGAGATGGGCAGCGAAGAGGCGCGGGATAACGGCGAAGCGCTGAAGCTGGCGAATAAGGAGCGCAACGAGAGAGTACGGCGCAAGGAGATGCCCGCGAAGTTCACGCAGAAGCCCAGCCCGAAACCTCTATCGAAGATCGAGGGCGGCGAGTTTATGAAACTGCCGCCAGAACAGCAACGGATACGAGCGCAGGAAGACCGGGCGCGAGATTTGAGAGAAGCGGGCGACGTGAAAATACTGAATGAAGATGTGACCGCATTGGATAATGAGACGCTGCAAAAGCGTCTGCGTGATGTCGAACAGATCAAAGAGCGCACGAACGATAACCCGGAGTATCAGCGATCAGGGCTCGCACGTAAGCGCTCAGCATATGAAGAGCGGCTACGCCGGGAGATTGCGCGCCGTGGAGAGACCGGAGAGCAACCGCAACAGCCACGCTTACCCGGTCCACAAGGGGCGGAGATCGCGCCGCGTCCCTTCCCTGAACGGCCAAACCAGCAAAGCCCATTGCGGCGACAACCACCGGCCCGCTTGCCAGGTCCGCAGGGCGGCGATATTCAGCCGCGACCATTCCCAGAGCGGCCAAATCAAAAGAGCCCGTTGCAACGCCCGCAGCGGCTACCGGGTCCGCAGGGAGCAGAGATTCAGCGGGGACCACTGCCAGCACCGCGTAACCCTCGTAATCCCTTGCAATTACCAGAGGTGGCGACGCCCGAAGGTCAGGCCCGGTCTGAATCCGCAATATCTAGCGGTAGAAGTGCCGAATTGCCATCGACGCCACAAGATATAGTGTCGACGGGCGAAAATCAGGCCCGCGAGATCTACGCCAACCATGAAGACTTCGGAGAGGTCACGCTAGCCGACAATCAGAAGGGCGTACCGCGTGGCAAGGTCCGGGTCAGTGATGCTAACGGCGAAGAGCACATCATCCAGAAGCGCAGCAATAATCAGCGGGCAATCCGGGCGCAGAAACAACAGGAAGTGGAGCAAGCGCGGATCAAACAGAATGCGCAACGGCTTGCACAAGCCCCGGCAGGTTTAGGCGGGAAGGAAGAAGCGGCCTCAATTCGCATGGAGCCCAAAGGCGCACTACCTGAGACCCCTGAGACCGCCCCCATACCAGAGAAAGTAACGGAACCGACGGAAAAGGCGCAGGCCGAAGCGAAACCAACACCCGAGGCCGGTGATACCGTGCGCTGGATGGCCGCAGGACGCGAGGCCATAGCAGATGTGATCAGAGTTGACGAGAAAACGGGCAAGGTGGGGGTAGATTACTTCGGTTACAAACTGATCCCGATTGATCAATTGACCGATGTAAAGAAATCGGCGCGCAATCTGAAGCGTGCGGAGATAGCGGAGAAGGAGAGCGCGCAGCGAGAGCAATACGAGACCGAAACAAAGGCGGCAGCGGTCGAGGCTGAAAAGAACTGGCGCACGGCAACGCAGCGCACGCCGGAACTCGACAAACAGGCACAGAGGGAATATGCGAAAGCTGATAGAGAGATCAAACAGGCGCGCAAGCTGTTAAATAGTCCATCCATGAAGCCGTTGGCAACGGGCTATACGGAGACACAGCAGAAGGAAGGCGCGAAACTCCGTGCAAAGATTGATGCGGCACAGAAGGTACAAACAGAGGGCCAAAGATACGCTCGTCTCCCCAAAGCACAGGGCGAAGCAACAACGGAACCGACAGCAAAGGCCGCACCGAAGGCGCAAAAAGAGCCCACGGTTAAGCCCGAAGATATCCGGATCTCTCCATACACCGAGCGCAGACCCGCTCAGGAATCAACGATCAGAAGCTTGCTCAAACGCAAACAGGAACGGGGCAGGCCTGTGTTTACCGTAGGTGATGAGATCTATTCACTTGCAGACCGGGCAAAGTACAGTATCAATGCTCAAGGCGAATTATTGAAGATTCATGACATATCACCCGAAGGTTTTGACCGCTTGCTAGAGCGCTACTTTCAACCGGATCACGAGGCGATAGATTACAACCAAGCAGCTAAAGAACGCTTTGATACAATCACAGCGGAGAAGACCGAACAGCGCAGACGCATGGAGATCGCAGACGCGAAGGCACGGGAGGAGCAGCAACAACGAGAGCAGAAATACGCGGAAGACAAACAACGAGCCCGCGAGTTCTACGATGATATTGACGCCCGGATCAAGACGGAGATGAAGGGCAAACAGGAGATGGTAGACCTGAGCGGCGATCCCAATAAGGAGAAGCTACGAAAGGTCACTGTCTACGGTGATTTCGGCATACACCGGGAGGGGCCGGGAGAATGGACCATCAGCCATATGCCGACTAAGGCCCGTGTCGCTAACTTCCAATCGCAGGAGCAGGCAAAACGCGCCGTCTATCGATTGAAGACAGAAACAACGGGATGGGATTTTACGGACCCCAAACAGATGCCGAAGGAGTTAAGTAAGACTGTTCCGCCCATTCTGAAGGAAGTTATTAACGAGTTCGCACCTGAAACGCTACCAGAACGGGCACCACGGGCACCGGAAGCACCGAAGAAGACGAAGGCGGGTCCGGAGAAGGTGAGCCCGCGCACCGGGCTAACGCCAACACAAGAACAGTTTGTCACCGATAAACTGAAGGGCTATGAAGTCCCGGCAGGCAAAGAAGAGAAGACGTTAAAGATCAAGGTTCCCGGTGATGGTGAGTTTACAGTTAAAACCGAACAGCAGGCTAATAACCTGCATCGTCGGCTCACAGGTGAAGACTTGCCGAATGCAAGCCCCGGTGTACTGAGTGAAAGTCAAGTCAAACGTGCCCCGCTTAATCAGCCGAAGACCACAGCAGAACCCGCGAAATACAACCCGCAGCCGCACTATAACCAACGATCAAGCGTAGACGCGGCACTGAAGATATACGGCACGCCCGAAAAGGCAATCGAAAAGCTCACTGAACAACTCCGCGTGCAGGGCGCGGAGATGGAGCCCGAGCAACGGAAGCTCACCGAAAAGACGGTTGAGAAGTTACAGAAGAAGCAAGAGCTAATCTCCTCCGTCACGTCGGCAATGCGCGAACTCAAGCCCAATGGTGGCGTGGTCTCTATCAAAGAATTGAAGGAGAGATTGGGCGGCGGCGCGGCTGATGCGCTCGCAGAGGCGATCGATAGCGGAGAGATCGAGACAACGCGGGGAGACAACAAGATCAACAAACCGGAAGAACTCTTCCGGGATATCGTTGGCGTGCAGTTCAAAGGCGAAGCCGCGAAAGAGGCCGCGAAAACAGCCGAGATACAGAAGAAGTCTCTACCCGAACGTATCGCCATGGCGCGGCAGGAATACGACCCGCCAGAGATTGAGAAGACCACGAAACCATGGGGCTCACAGGATTGGAATACATCAAAGCGGGATGCATATAAGACGCAATTCCGGGAGAAATACGGGCTCACCGAGAAACAACTTGATGAGATCGAATTGCGGAACGAATCGGGATTGACACCGGAAGCCAAGAGAGCATTCGGGATGAAGGCGCAGCCATCGAAAGAATACGCAGCCTCAGAACGGTTCATGCCGGGACAGCCCACGGCAACGGAACCAACCGCACCCAAGACCGAAAAGCCTGTAGTCGATCTTCGAACGGCCATGCGCCAGGTTGAGCCACGATCAGAAACGGGCTCACCTGTCTCGCTCCCTGACCTCCGAGCGCAAATGAAAGATGTCTATCTGACTAAAGAGGCATTCGATAAAGCTATCCTGGAGGCCGCAGATAGGGGAGAAATACGACTTCATCGCCATGTGTTCCCCGGTGCTCTGACCGAGGCTGAAAAAGCGGGCATGGTCAAAGATATCGGACCTGCGCGCTACCCCGATTATCCGGGACAGACGGAAGAACATTATTACATAGGGGCTAATCTCAGCGAGCATTTACAGGGCAAGCAAGAGGAAGCGACACCGGAGCCCAAAAAGCCCATGATCCCGCTCGGATCTCCCGTCACGACCGAAGGCGAAGGACTGAAGGCCGGGGATAAGGTGCAATGGAAATCGGGCAAGATGACGCTCAAGGGGCACGTCGAAGGCTTCGACCGCAAAGGCAATGTGATAGTCACCGATGATGCGGGAGAGCGGGTCACGGTCAAAAGGTCACAGATACAACAACCATCTACCGGGGAGGGGGAAGTATCAGCCTCTAGTCCTAGCTGGCGAGAAGTGAAGCGGCTGGAACGGGCGCCGCAAACATACGCAGAGGCGCGAAAACTGGTAGGCGACGTTAGGAGCGAATACCGGGAGCGTTCGCAGGGGAAAACGGGAACGATCTATATCAATCAACAGGGCGCGGCGGTTATCGTCTCCGCTGGTCGTAAGGCTGGCGTGCGGGGATTCCCTAAAGCGATAGCGGGGGTCAATGTTCCGCTCAATGGTTTGGATATGATCTCTGAGAAATTGCGCAGTTCGTCTGGAGCCTACGGCGAACAGGGCGCGGCACTCAGGAGATTAGCCGACCAGATCGATCAAGCACGTGAGGCGGCAGAACAAGCCGGACATTCCGCCGTCTCGTTTGTCGATACGACAGCCGGAAGCCATCGCATTAAGAAGATTATACGGGAAGAGGATTATCATACTTGGCAACGAACAGCGGGCTTGTTCTCCGAAGAGAGAGGGGGGGCTGTTGCTGAACACTTTGCAAATAACCGTGTCTACCAGCACATCAAAAAACAATTGCTTGAGCGTGGTGGATATCCCAATAATGAAATCATTCTCAACATCGAAGCAGCAGCCAAACTCGCCAGCGGGCAGGCCGAAGATTACGGCGTGCACATTGATGATGCTAACGATTATCTGCACTCATACTATAATCATCTGGCCGAGAAGTTCGGGCCGGAAATACTTGAGGAGAATATCAGAACAGCGCCGAGCGCGCAGAGGTCCATAGAAGATGTCAGAGCAATCAAAGGCGTCTCAAGACCCATTGGGGCTGCACGAATGGAACCCCGAGGAACAGCCGCAGGGCGACCCGCAGGACGACAAGCTAGAAGCGCTGACCAGGCAGCAATGGCTAGCCGGGTACAAGGCCGGGGGGCCGAAGGAAGCAAAGCGCCGAATGTCCAATCAGGTCAAGCGCAACGCCCGCCAGCGCAAGGGCAAACGCAGGAGAAAGTAAAACCGCGTCAGGGCTTCTCTGTCGGCTCGGTCCCCGAATCAAAGGGCGGCACTATCCTTGGTTCGGGATTCGGCGGGCTCCAGGGTGGACGCGGAAAACAATCTCAAGCCTCCCGGCCATTGCCCAATATCAAGTTCAACCTGCCCGCATTGCAGCAGAGCGCGGCAAAGATCAGCGGCAGCAAGGCCGGAAACGCGGCGAAGACTGCCCGTGAATATTTCGATAACGTTATCGCCCGCGATCTGGCACCACCAAAACAACGCGGAGTAAATCAACCGCTGGTGCGCGAGGCGCAGGAAGCATTGAAGACGGCGGCAATCAAATCGGACAAGGGGAAGATGGACCAGCCGCAGACAGAGGCGATCATCCGGGCCGCAGACGACCTGATGACGGCTGCCAGGATGGGAGATCATAAGGCGATCATCGAAGCCCGCAAAGCGCTACGCAACGCCCAGATAGGCCACCAGTACCAGACCACCACTCTAGGGAAGGCGGGGGCGATTGCGAGGGAGACGGGAGCAGCATTGAAAGGCTTGGGTCAATCCTCACGGTCAGCAGTCTTCGGGGGTGATCTCTCATTCCCATTGCGGCAGGCATGGGCATTAACGGCAAATCCGCAGAACGTGCTAACGGTAGCTCGCGCCGGCAAAGACGCGATGTGGCAGGCGCTCAAGAGCAAGGCGGGGGCTGAGCGAGTACAAGAGGCATTCCGTAATCATCCATCGTTCGACCTGGCGCAAGAGCGCGGCCTTGAGTTGTCCAGCTTCGGTAAAGGCGAAGAAGTTTATCAGGGGATAGAGAACGTGGAGAAGGTGCCGCTCATCGGTAAACTCTACGAGCGGACGGAAGCAGCTAACACCGCATTCCTCGATTACATGCGGCTTCAGAAGTTCCATAGTGAAGTGCAGAAGTTAGACAAGAAAGGCATGGCCGGTAATGCGCGGGTCCGGGCCGAAAAGGCGCTTGCGGAGGCCATCAACACCATGACCGGCAAAACCGATTTAGGCGCCGGGAAGTTCAAGGCCATGACCGATGCGCTGCAAGGCACCGTCATGACTTCGCCTCAACTCAATGTCAGCCGGCTTCAGCAATTGAACCCGGTGAAATACGCGCAACTCTACAAGGAATCCCCACAGGCCGCAAAGCTTATGGCACGTGAGACGGGGGCGGCAGCATCGACCATCATCGGCCTGGGCGTGCTCGGCACTCTCGCAGGCGTCGGTAAATTCATCACTGACCGGAAGGATCCGGACTTTGGCAAGTTCCGAGCTGGGAAGGTGACTCACGATCTATCCGGCGGATTGCTCCCACAGATCAAGCTTGCGCTGGAGATCGCGGATTACGCGGGGGCGGAAGGTAAGAACCTGTTCGCTCATTCTTCGAAGACCGAAAAGGCCATCCCGAAAGAACGAGAGGAGATGTTAAACCGTATCGGCTCATACATCCGGACCCGCGAGACGCCGCTTGCGGGATTGGCGCATGATGTGATCATCAAGGGGAAAGATATAGAAGGTAATAAGATGACGGTGCGGGATCTGGCGACTAGAACCGGGTCCGCTCGCGCCGCGTGGCGTGCATTCGGACCCGCCTACGTGGGGGACTTCTATGATGGATTCTCGCAGGGCATCGGTACGGGGCTGCAAACGCTACCTACCTTCTTCGGTGGTCAGGAAACGGTAATTACTCCGCAGATGGAGAAGAGGAGACGAGAGGCGAAGAAGAAGGCGCAGGGACGGCGATAAACCGATTGCGTTGGCGTGCGCCTTCCTGTACACTGCGCCGCGCATCAGACGGGTGCTGGTGCATCGGTTTTAAAGAATAGCATCACATTCCAATTATCCATTGGAATGTACCTCTAAAAGTTTCGGCCACCTTTTCGGGTGGCCTTTTCTTTTTGGGGATATGAGAAGGTGTGGTTAAGACTGTTAGCCGATGGCCTCATCCAGACCGGTGAACACTTCTTTTAGCGCGTCCCTGATGTTCTGGGCTACCGCTGCATTCGCTTCGTTCCCTGCCCGTTCAACGATGAATTTTGCCCATCCATCGATTTCAAGGAGTTTGGCCCGCACTGGTTTAAACCTGTTTTGTTCTTGTTCGTTGAACTCGGTCATGGATTGTTTGAAGTTTGCCACCTGTTCAGGTGTAAGCTGTATCTCTTCCATGCTGCCTGTGATTGCAAAGCGGGCAAGTATATAACCCAGCACTCGCGCCCTTTGTCGATCCAGGCAAATCCGAGAATCAATATAAAGCTTCCGGTGACTCTGCGCCTTGACCGTCCGCACTTCATGGGTTTGGTGGATGGCGTCTGCGAACCGCCCGACCATATCCCCATTATTCTCTTGAGTAATCTTGATTTCTTCTACCATTGTCCATATACTCCCTTCTGTACAACTCATGTTTACCGTCTAACTATGCAAAGCCTGTTACCACGCGGTAGCAGGCTTTGTATTTTGCAATCGAGCGGGGAGGAATCGAACCCCCATAGCCTGCCGCTGATCATCCCTGACCAACTGACCGCGACCCTTACACACCTGTCGCCACCGCTCGAAACCTGCTTATCCATTAGGCGGTTTCGGCAATTCCCCTCTGAGCGCCGCATTCCGCAATCTTAATTGCGAGTTTTCGGCTTCAAGCGCGCGTTTATATTTCGTATGGCCAGCATAATTGTGGAGCGCGAAGGCGACAATAGCGATGACGATGAGCGCACCGATTACAGCCGCTATTTTCTGGTGATCGTTCCAGTGTCGCACGTTCCAATTGATACCGGCCTGCACGCCAACCGGGGGCGGATCCGTTTTCATATAACTCTGATCTTCCCGCTGGTAGCTGTCATTCATGGCCTGTTTGATGCTCGGCATGACCAGCCATAGTATGACGCCAGCAACAGCAGCCATCAGCAGACAGACCACGATATTCTTTCCTGTTTCGTCACGGCTCATTCGTATCTCTCCCCTTTCGCCTTTGCGATGGCGCGTTCTGCCCTCACGATGGCATGATCCGGAAATTGCTTGCGGAATGATGCCCGGTGCGGCTCTTTCGCGTCTCCCCAGAAGGCTGAAATCATTTCCTCCAACGCTTCGAAGAGTTCAGGCCCAGCAGCACCGAGGAGCGCATTGGCCCGCATTTCCATCTCCGTAATCCGATTATTTAGAGTAGGGGCAGCGAGTAAGGCAATCTGCGCGTTATCGGCAGAGGGGGCGATGATATGCGCCCCACCATTGTTGGTAAAAACCGCTTGCCATGGTTTCTTGGTATATTGGCCTGACATTATCTCCTCCTTTGCACGGTGCAGTAGTACCGCCCGTGCTCGTCACGGGGCATCAACGCCCGCTCGTAGTCTGGGATCATCGCCTCTGTCCGGTCGTCCCGGCTCAGATCAAACTCTCTATCCGGTCGCCGCGAATCTCCCAGATAGAGCAATGCGGCTTTCACGTTCTCATGGTCTGTTTCTTGATAGGCATTGACGAGTTCGGCGGTAGACATGACCTTGCCTAACGGTAAGTCGTAAATGAAATCTTCGCGGTATAGCAGCACGTTCTCAGGGACCGCCGGCGGGCCAGGTTCTTCGAACTCTGGACCAAATACTTTCTTATCCAATCTGGTCAGTTCTGCAATAATTGCGCGGAGTGTGGCCCGGTCTCTAATTGCGAAATATGGGCCACGAATAGTGACGTTAACTTGTTGACCGAGCCCGGTTACATGCAAGCGGTCGCCGCTAGCATCAATTAACGTATAAGTATCGCTCATTCCATCCCCTCTTCCATCGCTGCCGTGATGCGCTCTTCGACGATGCGGTAGATTGCTGCCGCGAGTTGTTCAGCAGCCGTCGGTTCAGGCTTCGCCGGTTTAGGTGTCGGCTCGGGACGCGGAGCCATCCTATCTGCAACCTCCCGCTGTAGCTTGCTCCAGTTCGCCTCATAGTGGGCCGCGCTCTCGCCCAATGCGAGCATGAAATCCGATTGACTACCTTCGTTCGACCTGTACCAATTCTCCGTAGTCCACCGGACCTCTATCGTATCCCAATCATCGGGGCTATCGAGTTTCAGAATGCCGGGAGCAAAAATGAGCACTTCACTGTTTGAGGCCCGCGTGTACCAATGCCAGGCGAAAACCCGCAGATGGCCTATCTGGATCTCACACGGGGCATATTCATAAGTGTACTCTTGATAACTCGAATATGTATCACGGGGAATGATCGTTGCGCCCCTCAACTCTCCGGGCAGCGCGGCGCGGATTACGTCAACGTGGGGCTTCCAGTCCGCAAGCCGCTTCTCTTCCCGTTCGCGCTCTTTGCATGCGTGCTCTTCCTCAGCTTGCATGCGCTGATCTGCGTGTACAGTGTGCATATGGATGATTGCCCGTTCGATCAGTTCATCAAGGTCAAATGTGGATTGGTCTATCATGCTTTCCGTCCTTTCGCTTTGCGTTGTCTGGTCTTTGGTGTCGGCGGGATGACTGGCCTCGCCTCGAGATCCCACCATAACTCTGTCTGCGCGTCCCAATACTCTCTTGGGTCACGACCTGTGACCGCCCCAAGCCTGTGGGCCATGCTGGGCGTGATGCCCTGTCGTCCGTTCGCCAGCCGATTCATCATGGCGTAGTCGATCTTCATTGCGTGCGCCATGTCGCGCTGTGTCCAGCCGTGGGCCTCAAGGTCTGCGGCTATCAATTCTGATGGTGTTTTATGATGTGCAGTCATAGTTAAATAAGAAAAGGCGTAGTTGTAATTGCTACGCCTAAAGACTTATTCCCCGTACCCGTCCCCGTACCCGTACCCGTCCCCGTCCCCGGACCCGGACCCGGACCCGTACCCGTACCCGTACCCGTCCCCGTACCCGTACCCGTACCCGGACCCGTACCCGATCACATTGACAAGCTTCCCTTTGAGAATGCCGAAATCTTTTTCGGTCATCCTTCGCAAGACTTGAAGAGATCTGACGCGGGTTTTTGTGCTGTCCTTTGCAATAATATCTGCTGGATTTATTGCGACTTCGAAGAACTCAGCACTACGCAGAATGTCACTATTGATGTATTGCCGCAGATCGCAAAGATGTGTCACGACATGCAATCCTCTGCCGCAAGGTCCGACGCTGGCGGGGCTCGCATCCTTAACGGTCAACGTCTCGCCCACCTTATATTGGGTGACGCCGTCATGGTATGCGATCCCATCTGGGCCAGTGCATTTGTAGTATCGTTTTACTTTGCCCATTCGGCCTTCTCCCATACTCGGATTGCTTCGGGCGTGCATTCAATAACGTTGACGATCTTACGGACTTCCATATCTGCGGCGGGTCCGATTCTTGATCCTTTGGCGGGTCCGTTAACGGCAAGCCCTAAGAGCCCATGACTATCAGCGGAGTAGTAGACCGCTTGACGAGCTGCGCGTAGTTGAATCCGGTCCCCGGTTGCGTCGGTCGTCCATCCCGCAAAAATCTCTTTAAACTCGGTAAGGACAACTACCATTTTTTCTTTCCCCTTGCTCGAGGTTCGTGCTGGCTTGCGTATCATAATCAAATCTCCTGAATTTGAAATATGGCGGTTTTCCATGCCGCCACCCGAATCACCACGGGTTTGCTGTCGCGCTCATCCCGGCATACTCGCAAGTCTCCGCCAAGTGGCCTAGCTAATATAAAGAGCGGCGTATCGTCCCTTGCGCCGTCATAGCCGCTCTAACGCTGGTTGCTATACTCGATCAATTGACTTGGTATGTCAATAGAAATCGTGCGTACCATCGAATATTTTCACAACGTATACAGCTTATATAGGAGTACGCAGAGCACGCCCGCGAGGAACCCAAGCCAGAAGTGAAGCCATGACTCTTTTTTCGGCGGCTTCACTTCTTCATAGGTCGTGGTGATCTTGACCGGTAGTTTTGTTGTCTCGTGGGGGAAGTCGGGCATAGGCGATCACGCATAGGGCTAGATCCAAACTTCGTATATCTTCGGGTCTTCTTCATAGGTGTTGCCGAGATTATAGCAATGGCGCGGCACCCAATATCTAACCGACTCTAAAGTATCGCCAAGTATGCAGCCAAGAGCGGGTTTGACTGTACCATCAGGGAAAAGAAACCAGGGACGCAACACCCAATGATCAGGATAGTCAAGAGGATGATCATATATCACGTACTGAATCATGATCTCTCGCATAACGCCTCTATCCGCTTCATCACAGTGCCAGTATACCGACCAGCGAGGAAGGCCACACCGAATGATAAACCGGTCTCTAAATCGCTCTCAGCAGAGGCGAACCAATAGAGCGAGAAGCCGTAAAGGAAACTGACACCCATAGCAGAGATGATTATCTCAATTAGGACTATTAGCGGGATTTTGACCATTGCACCTACCTCTACTTGGATTGTTCCACGCCGTTTCACGACAGGCTAACTAGCGTGGATATTAAGATTACAGGGCAGAGCACCAACCTTCCACGTGGTATTTGAGGTAATATCTATCTTCGCCGCGTCCACCAGAACAGCAATATTGCCAGTTCGATGAAGATCACAAGTAGTATGCCCGCTTTCATCCCTTCCCGGAACCGGGAGGAGTAACGCGGGATCTGACTATTAGGCGTCACCTCCGCGCACGGATAACATAAGAACTCGTTATCGTGCGGATTGTCCAAATCATGAGGGTCCACCGCATAGGGACCATCTAAGAACCTCTTACAGCGGTTGCACCGATAGCCATAGGCGTGGCCAGGCAGCGGGCCGGGGAAGTGCGAAGGCGGCGAAGCTGGCGGGGCCTGTCTGCGTGGTGTACTCATCGTGTGTCCCTCTCTCTCCTTGCTCGTTCCGCTCTCTCTTTCGCCCGCTCTTCTCTCCTCCGGATTCTCTCTTCCCTGATCAAGTTGAGATTGACCAGAGCTGAAGCTTGATCAAACTGATACGTGGTGATAAAGCGCGGCTGGATGGGGGTCAGCGTCCCCGTTGCTTCCCCCCATCCCGCATTCCGACGCCAGTTACGGCGCCGAAAATAGGCATCAAAATGAGTCTCCCGGCTGGCGTACCGATAGCCATGGGAACCCCTCTCTAATCTCCTATACAGCAGATTTACAGACATCTCCATGGCGTCGGCCATCCATTCTAGCGACCAGGGTATTAACGGCTCTTCCTCCTCCGGTTCGGGTTCAGGTTCGGGAGAGGGCGGGAGCGCAACGGCTGGCATCGGGAGCCAATAGCGCCCTACCTCCTCCCAAACTTCAGCCACAAGCGAGACGATCTCTTCCGTGCTCCATCGATATTCCCGGAAGAAGCGAGACCGGCGAGGGGCACGGGTCCACCGCACGGCGTCCGGTTGCCGGGGATTCATGCCGATCGTCCCGAACGGGCGCCGCGTGTTCGTCTTAATCTCGATCAGGTAATCAAAGATCCACTCGGCCGCATCCGGTTCGGGGCAGACGATCACTACACCGCTATCGGTCATATCCGCGACCTGTAACGGTTCAATCTCCTGCCCGAAATATCGGGGTTCATATTGTGCATCGTATGCGTTCATTACTGCTCATTAACCGCACGCGGTAGGGTGGGAATACCTAACCGCTTGTTTTTAATCTTCTGCACTTCTGCCCGCTGGGCATCTTCGGAGAGAAGCATTAAAGTCTCTCCTGCTTTCTGCCCGGTGTAACCGGTGTACTCATCGCTGCGATCCCTGATGTCGAACCCGGCAGGCTTCCCATCTTTCCGCTTTTGCTTCAGCTTGTAATCTCCCCCGCAAATCACGGTGATGCCCATGTTTACTCCCTGAATTTCGGTTTCAGGGAGTGTATTAGCGCATGCGGGGCTCCCTGAAACCGTTGCAGGCTCCCTGTTACCCGCCTCTGCATTTAACTTATTCGCAGCATTAGTGATAACATTCCAGAAAGCGCTTTCTTTTGCCTTCTGAATGCGGATTGCCGACATTTCGGCATGCATCCAGGGAGTAAGCGAGTCTCCCGCCCGCAATTTGTTCGCCTGATGAGAGATATTAGCT